ATGCTGTCGGTGGCGCGTCCACGTCTGTCAGCTAGCCCATCCGGTCTATCCCGCCTCTACGTGCTCGGGACTTCTCCGAATGTCAACCCCTTGCGCTGGGGTATGCCCTGTATTGGGCATGCACAGATCATGGCATACAAACCCAATCAAAAACAAGCCATTTTTACGATTGGGTGCGAACTAGTGACATATATGCAGGTGAATACGGTATTTCACAGTTCCCTGTATCGCGGCTATCTATGGTGTGTTGCCTAAGTGTAGGTATCAGCTAACCCCTATCGGGCCATATCAACGTAGTGCATATATGCCTGTTTACCAGGGTATATGTGGTGCATGTGGGGTAGTGGTGTGCATATGGGTACATACACAAACAGGCCCTGTAGTGCACATACGAGGGTAGCTGTACGTGGATACCCACCCATGGGTGTGCTGCCATGTCGGTAGTGGACGTGCATGCAGGTACCTCAGTGTGGGCCCATAGCGCACATGGCGGGCACATACGCACCATTGGGTATGTGTGGGTAGGCGCAGTGGTGTGACCAGGGGATATGCATAGGGGGTGCATTAGAGGGCCCTAGCGTCCACGTACGCGCATGTATGCAGGTCAGGGCCGCAGAGATACAGCAAACCCCCTCTATGTGTGGTGCACCCTCACCTACCTACCCACTGCTAGCACCCCATGCACTACCCCTACCTGTACCTATGCATGCTCACTAGGGGATATAAGTGCTAGCTACCCACTAGTACGTATATGCGACTACCACGTAGTAACTAACCCGCATACATGCAGGTCGCACACTATCCATCATCGGGTACAGCTACCCATCGGTACACATGCAGGTCGGAGGGGATGAGAGGCCATGAGAGTCCTACAACTGAACCCTCAGCTAACAGGACATCCAAGCATTAGCCAGGAAGTGCAAGCAGGGCAGGTGAGAGAGGTGTTAATGCAGGTCAGAGGTTTGCCTGGCGGGTACCCCTTGCCTCGCCACCGCCCTGACACCTCGTGCAAATCAGCATCCCTCTCCCCGGGTGGATTTAGCCCGTACCTTTCATTTTCAATTCGCTGATAGACTGAAAATGCCCAGCAAAGTGCTCGAAAACAGCTGGTCGCACCCTTGCTCTACCGGGAGTTAAGGGATTGCTGCGCGATAGCCACTTCGACGCCATGGGTTTCCGTGAGATCTAGGAATGTGTTCATGTCGGCCAGGCTCCTCGAGATTCGATAGGCCGCGTCGATAACAACCCGCTTGACCTGGCCGGATTCGATGGCTTTGATCATGGCTTCAAACGCAGGGCGGCGCACGAAGGCTCCATACCCATTGTCGACGTACTCCGTGGCGATTTCCCAGCCGCGCTGCAGATAAAGATCACGGCATAGGGCTTGCTGACCAGCTATTTCCTTGCTGGAGGGTTGTGCCGCCCGGGTATACGTGACGGTCGTCATAAGGAGAGAGTACGTGAGTGGATGTGTTCATGGGCCTGACGGCGATTGTGGCCGCAAGTCCGTGGTTCGTGACATGTGTATGACCCATTACCGTCGCTGGCGCAAGGGTGCGTCACTGGATACTCCAGTCCGTCGCTACCAGCGATACGGCGTCGGCGCGGCGGGGGAGTGCGTGGTGCTCGAGCGCGCAAAACAAAGGACCACCCCGTTCAACGCCGAGGTGGCCCTACTTCAAGAGCTGGGTTTGCGCTAGGGCCTAACGTCCTCGCGGACGAGCTCCATGGTCGCGTGAAGGTCTAGCACATCTGGGTAGATATCCGTGGCCTCGAGCGAATCGTTTGCTGGGCCGGTGATGACACAAGGGCCGTTAATTGTGTCCTGAGATTCAGACGCCGGATCCAATTTCCACCACAGGTAAGTGGCCATGTAGTTGATTGGCATTTTCTCGCGTTTGCCGTGGCTGTTGAACCAGAAGGTAGCGGTCTTGGTGTTCTTAGCCTGAAGATGGCCACCAACCAGGTGGCTCAGACGCTTAATATCGTTGGGCAGCTTATCTATTCTGTAAGACTCGTCCTGTCGGACGATCAATACTTCGATTGGCGATGCAATCATTCCCTGAGGGTACCTCGTCGCTGTGTTGATGGTCCACTTAGAGGAGCTCAGGGCACCAGCTAGCCATTGAGATCTTGATGAAGCGGCTCACTGTGTCCCGGTTCCACTCAGGGTGATTCACTTCGACGACATTGCTGACTGACAAAGTGCTCCACCCGTTCTTGTACTCGTAGCAGATCTCCTTGGCCTGCCGGGAGTACAGGTATGTCGGGCCAATCCGGCTGATGCGGGAGTAGTCCATGATCGATGCGAAGTCTTCATCGCCTGCCGTATCGGGCTGTGCTACGGCAGTGGGAGCAAATGCCAAGGCTGCGGCACATGCTGCGATCAAGATCTTCATAACGCCTCACGTTATCCCAGGTCTCGCATCGTGCACTTAGAGATAACAGATTCGACAGTATCTTGATCATTGGCCTGCATGTCGTGTAACGACCTTCTCGCGCGAGGCTTCCCTACTGCCCGTGTAGTGCTATCCTTCCCGCAAACTAGGTGAGGACAGTCACTCGGTCGCGGGAGGGGTCAATATGAGCGAACCACTGCACGTGGCGTTCGAGGAGCTACAGCGGACGGCTGCTGTCCTACGCACCGACGCCGAGACGTGGCGGCAAGAAAAGAAGTACGTCCACGAATCGATCCAAGCAATCGCCAGTCGCTTCAGTGCCGGTGCGTCCGGGCGGGCCATGGCCAACCTGGTGGGGCATTGGGAGAAGCAGACCTCAGATCGACACGAGGCGTTCAACGGCCACTGCGATGCACACGAGTTAGCGTCACATGAATTTATGGCCGTGGAAGAGCAGGGCGTTGCCAACTTTCGTAGCAGCCGGTAGGTAGTTCGTGATTCCGCTGTCGGATGGGCTCAAATGGCCTGAGTTCATCCAAGAGTTCATAGACATGGGTCTAAAGAGCTACCAGTCCGACAAAACGCTCAGCCAAAGCATTAAAGATCTTAGTCAGATCTCCACGTGGGAGGGGCTGAGCGGTAACGCGGCGCGGAACGCTTTGCGTGCTGGCCACCAGACCTTAGAAATGGATTCTGAAGGCTCAAGGGAATTGATCTCACACGCTTACAAGGTCCACTCGGCCTCTTTAGACGTCGAGAAGGGCATCCGGAACATCGTGCAGTTCTCGGAGGAAGATCCGAAGATATTGGTCGACCTCGACACAAATCAGGTCTACCCGCCGAATACGAGCCATCTCGATCCCGAGAAGGACGCAGCCGCGATCAAGAAGATCCAAGAGAAATACACCCTGTTGCAGTCTCGGGTGAAAACTGCTGAGCAGGCTCTTGGGATTGTGGACCAGGACTTCTCGCGAGTCATGCAGTACGCGACCGGACAGGCGATCGACCCACTGCCTAAGTGGCGTCAGCCTCCGCGCATTCACGGCGCTGCGAAAGTACAGATAGCCGCTGCTGGCAAGGGGTTTGCCCCTACGGGTGATGAAGACTTTCCCCTCCCGAAGCAGACCCTTAAAGAGCACGACGACAAGCATGGGGCTCCCAACTCGGGGATCTACAAAGACCCCAACGCCATCACTCGCCAGGGTGGCAACCCCCTCAAGGTCGCGGACCCCAAGGGGCCGAAACTTTGGGGCGATGAGAAAGAGGGCAGCCAGCAACGAGGATGGGCCGAAGGTAAATACGGTCGCATCAATATCGGTGGCCGCGACGTTGACTTCCGTTGGGGAGCGCGCGGTCCCAACATTGAAGGGCAGGCCGGTCTAGAAGCCTACGAAAAGGCCATGAAAGGCGAACTCGGCGGCGAAGCAAACCTGTTCTCCAACGACGCGGAATGGCGCTCTAAGGCAGGACCCGTTGACCTCATCGTTTCCTCCGAGAACAAACTCGGGGTTAGTGCCCACACAGATACCACGCTCAATGTCGAGGAAAACGGCGGTATCCAAGGCGGCGGCGATGTGTTTGCGGGCTACTCCGAGAAGAAGAGCGTTGACGCTAACGCATGGGGCATACATTTCAAGGACGACGTCACCGGGTACGCAGGGGCCGGGGGCGGGCTTGGCGGACATTTCGGCAAGACCGACGATGGTAAGTGGGCTCTTGGCTGGAACGCAGGTCTTGCCTTCGGCCTCGGCGGTAAGAACCACATGGAGATCGTGGTGGACCCGAGCGAGGTGAAAGAACACCTTGACGACATGTGGCAGTGGCTATCCAAATGAGGTTCGACGGGGCTCCCCCGCCTGGATGGTCGCCCATCCCGCCATACGAGGCTGGTGAAGGCGGGGCCACTGCGGTGTGGGTGCGAGACGCGGAGCGTTACAGCGAGCGGGCGTCGACCATCACCGTTCTTGAGCGGATCGTAAGCGCCACAGCGGATCTGGAGCAGCTTGCCGATGATCTGGTCGCGGTTTGGAGAAAGGGCACTACGGAGCTGACTGTCACCCGGTCGGAACACATCGCCATGGGTACCTATGGTATGGACGTGGAGTACACGACTGACGGCGTACAGGCTTTGCTCCGAAAGACCTACCTTTCGATGGCAGTACCTTCCACGGACGGCAGCTATCTACTAGAATTAGTGCTCGATACACCGTTTTACCAGCACACCATCACAAGAACGGAATTCACGTCATTCGTAAAATCGATCTCGGTTCAGCCATGAAGCGCTTTCGCGGTGTCGCCATTCTGGCCGCGACGGTATCTCTCGCTTGCAGCTGCAACTTCCACGCGTCTACCGGCTCCGGTCGCGCTATGGCCAAGCATGACCTGGAGCGGGGAGTCGAAGAGGTTCTGACGGATTGGGATGTGCAGACCCGCTCGGTCAAGTGCGATGGCGACCTACCGGCGAAGGTAGGTGCGGAACAGACCTGCTGGGCGCGTATGGACGACGGGTCAGATCTGAAAATGGTTGGTATCACGACCCATATCGAAGGTGACGACCTCCGGTATGACGTTGAGGTAGACGGCAAGGGCGCTCAGAAGGCGCACAAGATCCACTGATAGCCACCGCATAGCACGTTGTACTCACCGCGTTTGCCATCCCAGCTCTAGGATGGCCATACAGCCACGCTCCCGGCAGTAGTACGCCTTCGGGTGGCCGCAGCCGTTAGGGGAGTAGTCGGCTATGGTTTCTCCCGTCTCACTCAGCCACCTCGGCTACCGAGTAGCCCGCTTCCGCAAGGACATCCAGTAGATGTTGCCCTTGGCGATTCGGATGATCCGACCACCCGCATGGACACTTAGGCCACTCGACATAGCAGCTTCCGGCGCGGTGGCTGAACTTGGTTATCCCGGTGAAGTGGTGTTTGGCAAGAATCTCCTGCGCGCTCATTCGAGCTCCGTCACGTCAGACAGCCAGCGGACATGCCGCCCTTTTGGATACGTGATCAAGTTCAGTCGCCCTAGAGCTTTGTCTATCTCAGCGGCCCAGTGGTACGCCACTTGCCAGCGCTTCTCGTCATCATCTTCGTAACCATGCTCGTCAATTTCAGCTGCTATGACCTGAGCGATGAGCTTCTGCGCGGAACTCATTGCGCAAGAACCCAACCGAGCCATAGGCCGGATGCGAAGCCCATCATCACGAGTAGCAGAACCAGGTCGCCTCTCATGAGGTTTCCCGAAGGTGCACAGCCGCAGACAGTTTGACCATGTGGCCAGCCGTGAATCGATAACCCCAGATCTGACCCGCCTGATCACCATCCGCGCAGAGGAATACGACATCCCCGTTCACGGATGGGTCGTTCAGTGCTTCGATGGCCCAGTCGTCCCAGAAGAAGTCCATCCACTCCATTGCGTCAGGATCCAGGGATAGTCCGTCTTCGCTGCTGTAATAGAGTCTCTGGCCGTTCTCCGCTGACTCTGCGATGAGGCGTTGTGCCACTTTGTCACTCATTCGCAGGGTGTTCTTGAATACACCGATTGACCAGCTCATCGCTGTAGCTCCTTGAGGGCGTCGACTAGATAAGACATTGCGCTGAGATGCCCTTCGTCAGGCGAGTCAACTGCGAAATTAGGTGTGTCCCCGTATCTCTGGCGGTATATGTCAAGGGCGGTATCGTGACCACCTTCGTAGCACCACCCTAGGAACTCCAAGGCACGTTCAGCCTCCAAGAGGCTTGGAAGCTCTCTCATAGTCGTAGTTCCTCCAATGCGCGGCGCCACCGCTCGCGCTCCATTTGCTGGGGAGTCCAGGGGAGTGGTAGGTCGTCGTTCAGCTGTCTCGGAACCACGTGTAGATGGGTGTGGAACACGGTTTGTGTGGCATCTGGGCCGATGTTGGTGATGATGTTGGCTTGGATCTTGCGGGACTTAACCCAAAGGGCTGCCGAGAACATCAGGTCTGACGCTATGTCTGGGTCCACCGAAGCGTCGATGGTGTGCTTCCGGCCTATAACCAGGACATGTCCTTCGACTACCGGGTTTAGTGGCACAAGAATCGCGTTACCCCCCGAGGACTCCCAGATGATGTCCAGGTTGTGCCAGTTGTCGGGGCAGAAAGGGCAGCTCATCGCTCTCTCCTAAGTCTTCATCGGTCGAATGGGGACATCATGTTTCGCGGCCCATTCGCGCATGGCGTCTTCAGCGGCCTGCATCTTCTCCAGCGCGCAGTTCAGTCGTCCATCACCACGCTTGCCGGTGAGAAGTCTTGCGATAGAAGCGCGCTGGATCTCGAGGTTGGTTATCGCAGTGCGGAGGACAACCTCTTTGGCCCGCTTATCCATTTGTGGCATTGAGTGTGTTCTCCATGTCCTGGATGTATGCCTTGCATTCGTTACGCGTCTCAGCTGCGTATACAACCCTCAACGTTGCGTCCTTCGAAGTCCGTACGAACGCGCGCCAGAACTTCGGGGTGAAGTCCAGCGTCTTCCTCTTCTGCCGGATGACGTACAGGACGTTCTCGTCACGCTCGGGGATCGCGTAGTACACGCTGTAGCCGGGGTTCTCCTTGGATTCGTTGATCCACTTCAGCATTCGATTCCCCAGTTCTTCTTGAGCCAGTGAGACATAGAGCATGCTGCAATTGCCTCTGCGCGCATCGAGACCATCGCTTTGTGTACGAGATCGAGAAGTTCCCCTTCGGTTCGCACTGTGAGGATGTCGACCTCCTTCTTTAGGACAACTTCTTCGCCGTCCATCAGGGCCACATTCAGCAAGCACGGGCCCGCACTGGTAACGCGCCATTCCCAACCGAATGGCGGCACCGGCTGGTCCGAATGGACAACAGTGCTGGTCATGACCAGCACACCGCAACCTGGGGGAGAAGCTCGGGCCACAAGCCCTCACCAACCACACCTTCATCGGGGATAGTCACCGTGAGAATGCGGACGTCTCCTCCAACCGACTCGGCGTAGTTTTCAGCTACGCCCTTTTTTGTGTATGAACGACTATTGCCTGAGTTGCCAAGTGCCAGTGACGGTTTACCGCCCTCGAACTTGACGAGGAGGTGTACTTGCGCGCTCACTTCGCGTTCCCCCAGTCACACGACAGTCCATCACGGATGGTGACGCAATAGACCGTGCGGTTGTCGCGGACCTTCAGATAGAAGTCCGCGTAGTCCGCGTGGGTCTGATAGTCCGTCCTGTTGTCTTCACAACCCATGAGGGCGATGACAAGCGCCGCGAGGACAACTATGGCCTTGCCCGGGTTAGGCATCGAACACCGGCACCGGGTAGAACGGGCCGTCAGGCCAGCCGTCATCGTCGATGGTGGTCAGAAGCTCTGGGAAGCCGTCGACCCAGGTGAGTGTGCACCAATTCCTCTCGGACTTCAGATACACCCACACAGTGCCTTCGCGGTCCACCCAGATGTATCTCCGGTGGCGCTTCTTGAGCCGTTTCACGGGCTTCAACATTGCAATCCCTTCCTTCGTGTGCTTAAAGCATATGAACGCCATAGTGGTTCATGTGGGTGACGCAAGGCGTACCTAAAGAGTTTGCTGATACACTGGTAACAGGAGGTACAGCTCGTGATCGCTCCGTCAATTGGCTTCAATGACAAGGCAACCAAGCCTTTGTGGAGCGCTCTGACGCTTGATGACGTACGCGAACTCATTCGCAACGACGTAGCCGAGCTAAATCACTACCTCGAACTACAGGCAGAGGATGCAGCCCTTTGCGCTGGCGGAAACCGTCAGCCCAACTACCGCTTGCGTACCTACATCAAGGCCTGGGAGTACGCACAGGACGCGCATTGGTCCTGGTATAGGGAGATTCGCGATGCCCGAACCGCAGCCGCCCAAGGGGCTCAAAGACTGGGGTAAGCATCTGTGGGATGGCGTAACAGCTGGGACGACACTAGATCCGGCTGGTTACATCCTTCTTGGTGAAGCATGCCGGACCGCTGACATTATCGAACGGCTCAGCGGTGCATTGGCTTCCGGTTCATCGGAGTGGATCCGTCTTGCTGATGATGCTGAGTACACAGCGCCAGACGCTGTTGAAATCAAAATTGTCGTGAACCCCCTCCTCGGTGAGATCCGCCAGCAGCGGCTCGCCCTGCGTCAGCTCTTGGCGCAACTGAAACTCGGAAATTCCGAGGCTAATTCGGGAGACGAGGACGACCCCATCGCAAAGATGATGGCGGAGTTCGCTTTACCGGACTGATTATGTAGACAAGGACGGTTGGGCCCTCAGTGGTTGCAACTGGTGAAGTCCGCATCGGTGATCAGATTCCACCCAATTACTGGGTACCTGAATACGTTCGATCACGCGGCGACAAAGCTATCGCATTCCTGGACGCCATTGGATACCACCTAGATCCGTGGCAGCAGCTGATTCTTCGTGACCTTCTTGGTGAGAATGAGGCTCGCAAATGGGCTGCGCTAGAAGCGGTTTTGCTTATTCCGCGACAAAATGGCAAGACGGCGATCACCGAAGCACTGGAGATCGTCCATTTGTTCCTGTTCGGAACACGGCTGATCATCCACACGGCCCACCTCTTCGATACGGCCTACGAGTCCTACCTACGCATGGTCGACCTTATCGAGGCCTGCCCAGCGCTCGATAAGTACGTTCGTTCCAAGCCATCTGCCAACGGCAAAGTCGGCATCATCCTGAAAAGCGGTGCACGCCTTCTATACAAGGCTCGCGGAACCGGGCAGGGGCGTGGATTCTCAGGTGACCTAGTCGTGCTGGATGAGGCATACGACCTCGATCCCGACATGGTCGCGGCCCTAATCCCAGCCTTGTCGGCGCGTAAGAACCCGCAGGTCATCTATACCTCTTCGACCGGTAATGAGGACTCCGCAGTCCTAATCAAGGCCCGTGAGCGCGGCATGGATCACCACCCGCGTATTGCGCTGTTTGAGTGGTGCGCAGACGCTGGCTGCAAGCTCGATGATGTTGAGCAGTGGTATAAGTCGAACCCCGCGTTGGGAATCCGCCTCACTGAGGAGTGGATTGCAAACGTTGAGCGCGGCTCGATGGACGACAAGAAGTTCGCCCGCGAGCGCCTGGGGCTATGGCATGACAACTCCATCAAGTCGCCGATTGACGCTGAGCTCTGGAAGTCGCGTTGTCGCTGCGCTGGTTCGATCCATTCCGAGCATGCAAATCTCGACGTCTCCCAGATCACCTCGCGCATCGTCCTCGCTGTCGATGCCGCCCCTGACCGCTCTAACGCCACGATTGGCCTCGCCGGATACACGGCTGATGGCAAGAAGCAGGTTGAGGTCGAGTCCAGTGAGCGCGGCATCTCCTGGTGCGTCGATGCGATTGACCAGATCTACAAGGCGAGGAATTCGCCAGTGCCAATTGCGGTTTGCATCCAGTCCGGTGCGCGCGCAGGTGCCTTAATTCCAGAGCTTGAAGCCCTTGGTATTGAAGTAATTCCGTTCGGTACTAAGGAGATTATTGCCGCTACGGGGTTCTTCTATGACTCCGTCGAAGACGGCTCACTTATCCACTTGGGTGATCCAACTATCACTGTCGGCCTGGCCGGGGCCCGAAGGTACAACCTCGGCGGCAAGGTCAGCAACGCCATTGACGAGGGCGAATACAACGGCTGGGGCTGGTCCCGCGCCGATACCACCGTCGACATTACCGGAGTCTGCGCCATCTCCTACGCCCTATGGGGTCTGAACATGTTGCGTTCCAAGGCGATTGTCGAGAAGAAGCACTACGAGGGTAAGCCTCGTGGGGGAGGACTTTGGTGAGCGCCTACCAGAGCGACGTCTACTACCAGTCGGACATCTACGCACCCGAATACCATCCTGCGCCAGTTGATCTCCCCAACCCGAGCCTTTCGGGTAAGGCCCTGGAAACCTTCATCACGAAGAAGGTGTTTCCCGCATTCGACCTCGAGCGTGGGCGTTTGGCTCATCTTGAGTGCTGGGGTGCCGGTAAGCAGCCTTCTGTTCGTCCACTGAAGCGAAACACTGAGCGCGCAGTACTGCAGCGCATGGCACGCACTCCCTGGATTCCTGTGATGATCTCCACCTTCGCCCAGCAGATGATCGTGGACGGCTATCGCAAGGAAGGCGAGACCGAGAACTCCGAAGGCTGGAAGTCTTGGGTCCGCAACAAGATGACTGCCCAGCAGATCTCGCTGAACCGTGCGGTCATGACCTACGGCTATGCCTACGTGCGCGTGACCGAAGGATCTGACGAGAACGAAGACGTCATGGCGATCATGCGTGCTGTCGATCCAATGGATTGCTTCGCGCTCTATGACGACCCGTATGCCGACGAGTACCCACAGTTCGTCCTAGAGAAGCTGCCTCAAAAGGGCAAGTACCGTTGGTGGCTTCCTAATGGTGACTACTACCCGCTGACTTTCGACAAGGGCAAGTTCACCGCTGGCGAGCTGGAGAGCACGAAGTACGGCAAGGCCCCATTCGTCCGCTACGTCAATCAGATCGATCTTCGAGGTCGCTGCTGGGGTGACGTGGAGTCGGTTATCGATCTCGCGGCCCGCATCGACAAGACCGTGTTCGACCGTCTGCTGGTTCAGCACTTCAACAGCTTCAAGGTTCGTTGGGCTACCGGCCTAGAGCAGCCAGACACGTCGGCTGAGGTCGAAGAGACCAAGATCCGTGTTGGGCATGAGGACATCCTCATCTCCTCGGAGGCTCAGGCTAGGTTCGGCACGCTCGACGAGACGTCCATGGACGGCTTCATTGCCGCCTACAAGGCCGATCTAGAGACTTTTGCGGCTGTCATGCAGCTGCCACCAAACTTGCTCGGCCAGGTCGTGAACGTGGCCGCAGACGCGCTTGATGGCGCGCGTAAGCAGACTTACCAGCGCCTGTTTGAGAAGCAGACCGTTATGGGTGAGTCGCATGCTCAGGTTCTTCGTCTCGCGGCACTGATCGAGGGCCGTGAGGCCGACGCATCAGACTTCTTCGCGCGTGTTCATTGGCAGGACGTCGAGGTCCGCTCGCTGGCTCAGTTCGCCGACGCTTGGGGCAAGATCTGCTCGCAGCTTGGCGTTCCGAAGATCGCCGCTTGGCACCGCATCCCCGGTGTTGAGCAGACTGAGGTCGAGGCCTGGGAGAAGAAGGCACTCGACGACGATCCGCTCACCACGTACCTACGTGAGGTCGTTGGCGTCACAACCACCTCGGTGGGCGTGGACTCTAAGACCGGCGAGCCTAAGCCGCCTCCTGTCGCCCCGAACCCCGGTGGTTCTGGTGGCGGTGGGCCCAACAACCCGACAAACCAGCGACCGCTGAATAACAAGACCGGCGTCTCGCGAGGAACGGCTGTTAAGTGACCACGCCCCAGGAGCAGGGGAACGCAGGTCTGAAGGCGCTTGAGGCGTACATCGCCTACCGGTCTGTCCAGCACAGCGAGGATCAGGACGCGATTGCCGCTGATCTCGCTCTGAAGATGTATCCGATCTGGCTGATCCAGCGCTTCGATGAGCTGGATAGGACGACACCGCTCTGGGTGAGTTCGGCCCTTCCATTGGTGAAGACCGCGTACCTCCAGTCCCAGAGGGCCGCAGCGGTGTTCACGAGCGATGTTCGTAACGCGACGCTAGCGACTGCGGATCCGCTGCCGATGGATGTTCCAAACGTGGAGCTTCCCAAGAATGTTGCGCCATGGCACTTCTCGGACGTACTGATCCCCAGTATCCCGCTTGATGAGCAGCAGGTAGTCCAGTTCGATCCCTTCCCTGAGAAGGACGCTGCCGTCTCACTAGTAGTGAACGGGAACTACGAGATCAAGGCTGCGATGCCCGGTCCTGAACAGGATCTGATGTACAGCGGTCTGTCGAACTCCTCGGGTGCTGCGATTCGCCAGGCGATGAATGGTGGCCGCAATGTGACTGGAAACGTCGTCTATACGGATCGGAAGATCATCGGATACGCGCGCGTCACTGATGGCAACCCATGCTGGTTCTGCGCTCTATTGGCAAGCAGGGGAGCGGTATTCCGTAAAGGGTCGTTCAACAAGGGCAGTCGTGTCAATCCTTGGAATGGCTCTCTTACCAAGTCCGACAAGGACTTTATCGCACCCAAGGACGGACCAGAGCTCCCAGAGGGTTTCTCGAATGTCGCGAAGGTGCACAACCACTGCCGTTGCCAGCTGCGCCCCGTGTATGCGCGCGAGAAGTCTTTCGGGCAGAAGCACGAAGCAATCCGAGACGAAGAGGCCCAGTTCTATTTCGATCAGTGGGACAAGGTTTCCCGGGAATGGTACTGGCTGTCCAACAAGGATCAGGCCGCGAAGTTCCGCGAGCAGTACACCCCATTTAAGCGCGCTGCACCAGATCTGGATGTAGTGCGAAATGAGCTTGAGGGCCGCATCGGCGCCCTTCTAGGCGATGGCTTTAGCCGAAACTCCCCGCAGGTGGAGTGGGCGAATGCACGCCTTTCGCAACTGGCTTCATAGCGCCAGGACGGTTTCACGAACGACCGAAAACTGTTCGGAGAGAAGAGAATGCAGTGAGCGATTCACTGATGCCCATTCATCCAACCACCGGCCTACAGGCCATTGGTTTCACCTCGCGAGGCCCCATCTGGCCCATCATGGGCGGGTCCGAGGATGCCGGAGAAGGTGCTGGGGCAGGCGACGAATCTGGCGTAGATGCAGGGGAACTCACTCCTCCCGCAGCAAACAGTTGGTGGACTTTCGATAGCAAGGAAGCGGCCACCGAGTGGGGAAACAAGCTGGTCACGGACCGTCTGGCACGTATGCAGAAGTCCAAGCTCGATCCCCTTGTCCAGGAGCGTGATACACTAAAGGCAGAGGTCGAGCGCCTCAAGCCTTTGGAAGCCTCCACTCAGACTGACGCACAGCGTTGGGAGGCTGAGAAGGCAGGCCTAGCAACCGAGCTTCAGCAGCTCCGCGAATACAAGGCCTCGACTGAGCGAGTTAATCTCGCCCGCGACATCGCAGAAGAGATTGGGCTTCCTGCCCGCTTTGCCTCCCGCATCTCGGGAGATGACGAAGATGCGATGCGTGCCGATGCACAAGAACTACTCGACGTCCTGAGTGAGGGCGGGTCAAACACCAAGAAGACGCCAGCGCAGAAGGCTCCGAAAGATCCTGCGGCGCAGGGCGATGGACCCCGTAAGGGTCAGAGTGGTGGCGGCGGGTCCAGTGAGGACTCGGACGAGGCGGTGACCGCATCGATCCTCGAGCAGATTCAGCAGGACCGCGCACGCGGTGGGCTCAATACCCGTCGCTAATCCGGTTTCCCTTTAATCCAAGGACATTTCGTAGCTTATGGCTAACGCATTCCTGAAGCCGACCGTGATCATTAACACGATCCTCGGCATGCTGCAGTCGGAGCTTGTTCTCCCACACTTCGTGTGGAAGGACGGCCTGGGTGATTTCAGTGGCAAGTACAACGACACGATCACCATCCGCATTCCGCAGCCAACCATCGCCCACACTCGCCAGCTTCGTGCGACTGGGCAGGACCGTCTTATGCAGGTCAGCGACCTGACTGAGACTTCGGTCGATGTCCGTCTGACCGATGTGGTGTACAACCTGATCGCTCTGACCGACGAGGAGCGCGAGCTTGACGTTCGCAGCTTCGGTGTCGACGTTCTTCCGCGTCAGGTCCGCTCCGTCAGCGAGAAGCTCGAGGCTGGAGTCGCGACCACGATCGTTGATGCTCCATATCAGCAGGTCCACACCGCTGCCGTGGACGCGATCTACAACGCGGTCATCCATGCCCGTCGTCAGCTGAATGACGCTCACGTTCCTCGTGAGGGACGCGTTCTGCTGGTCGGATCGGCTGTCGAAGAGGCACTGCTTCTTGACGACCGCTTCGTACGCTACGACTCGGCTGGACAGGCTGGCGCCGACCGTCTGACCAACGCGCGTATCGGTCGCCTGGCCGGATACGACGTGGTCGTGGTGGACACCATTCCTCACGGTGCCGCGTTCCTGTTCCACCCAACCGCCTTCGTGCTGGTAACCCGCGCGCCAGGTAAGCCTTTCTCCAACAACGTCGCAGTGTCGACTGTTGGCTCGGACAACGGAATCGGCCTGCGTTGGTTGGGTGACTACGACTCGCAGATCACCACCGACCGCTCGCTGGTTGACACCTGGGCCGGATACAAGGCCGTGGTGGATCCAGATCCCGGCTTCGTTCGCGCGGCCCGCATCCAGCTCGCCACCACTTCGCTTGCCATTGGCAACAAGGGCAACGTGACCGTTGGCGGGACTCGCGCACTGTCGGTAATCGACTCCAACCTCGACAACCGAGCAGGCGACTCCTTGGTCACTTGGACTTCGGACACCCCAGCCAAGGCCACTGTGAACGCAGACGGTGTTGTGACTGGTGTTGCCGCAGGTACCGCCAAGATCACCGCGACTATCGGTTCGGTTACGGACTTCTACAACATCACTGTTGCCTGAGTAGGGGGCAAGATGGCTGACAGCTCAGACCAGCTTGCCACCACTGCAGAGCTCGCTACCTGGATGGGCGTCGTCTTTGATGATGACGACAAGGCTCGCGCGGAGTTCATCCTCCGCGTGGCCTCCGGGTGGGCCCGAAGCATTTCGGGGAAGCTCTGGGCTGACCGTGATGACCCCGCGATCCCGGTCACGGTTCGTGGCATTGTCCTGGCCGGTTCGCGCAGGGAGTTCGAAAACCCAAGGCACATCACCTATGAGGTGAAGGGCCCTGAGTCCGCTTCGTACGACCGACTGGCCTACCCCCTCGGCTTCTTCACTGATGCTGAGGAGCGTTTCCTCAAGAAGTTCCGTCCTAGTGGCTCCCTGTGGACTCAGTCCACATACCGCGACGACATGGACTTCGTCCTCGGATATGTGCGGATCTTGGGCTTTGACAAGCCACTTCCGTATTTCAATCCCTGGGATCCGGGCTGGTTGGAGAGCGAGCACCTGTGATTAGGCGCGGCTCTCTCTCGGCGAAGGTCTACCGAGCAGTCCATAGCCGCGACGCACACGGTGACCCAATCGACGCAGACGGCAACGTCACCCGCCTTGAGGGCAATGACGGCTCTATCGGAACTGTCTACGGACTGATCATGGGTGGGCAGGCGCCCTACTCGCAGATCGATCGCCAAGAGTCCTCGAATACCACTGGCCAGATCGGTATTCCGAATAAGAACACCATCAAGGTGCAGTTCGGAGATCGACTGGTTATCAACGGGGTGAAGTACAAGGTCACCTCGAAGGGCATGTGGGACTACCCGCAACTGATGTCTGGTACCCCACCCGAATTTCATTGGGTGACTGTCGATGCCACCATCAACTGACTCAGATGCAGGCTATCCGCTCCACCGTCACGCCGAGGGTGGACTGGCCTACTTCTACAAAGATCCAAACCCTGCACTAGCGGAAATCCTTGTAGGGACGCGACTTCACGCGCTGACCGGTGAATACACCACCAAGGTCGCTGTGAATTACGTGACCAGCCTTGAGGCTCGCCCCAAGCAGACGAGCGATCGTCACCCGGGTGCCATGTCGAATGCCGTTTCTGCCGAAGTGTTTATCGGTGGATACAAGACCGATCGCTGGATCGGCCAGATCACTGTTGGAGTGCGGTACGCGCTCGCAGATGAGATGGGACGCAAGAACCCAACCGAGGGCCAGCACGGATCCGTTTACCAGGGTTCGGGAGCGCTTCGCTCAGCCCTCTACGCAGAATTGCCGCCTCTATGACCATGTTGGAACTACCTAACTGGTACGAGGACGGAGATACCGACGCGGAAGAGCTTGTTATGAGCTACCTTTCGCGGCTCCTTGGAGACAAGGTTCACGTATGTACCTGGCTTCCGCCAGGTTGGTACGAACTGACTCCAGGTGAGGAAGTTGGTGGTACGCAGCCCACTCTGCGGGTATGGCGACAGCCTGGACGGTTTGATCCTTCGCTTCGAATGGATCAGGCAGTAATCCAGATTGCCGCGATTACACCGACTCGCAAAGAGTCTTGGAAACTAACCCGTTTCGTCCGTCGACTGATGGATGACGAAGTGGTGACGGGCCTTCCGATCACCCTGCCAGATGGCGAGACGTCCACCATCCGCAAGTCGGAGGAGTGGCTCGGCCCGCAGCTCGTACCCGAGCAGTACGTGGACGAGAAGTTCATCCCCATCTCCTTCAAGATCTCGCTCCGCGAGCCTGAAGGGCTGCCGAACTACCGGCAGATCATCAAATCGCTTCCCTAATAAGGACATTCGTAGCCCATGGCTGATTTTGAGACTATTCGCGATGCGAACAACGATCTCATTCGTGCAAACATGCACTTCGCGATCCTGTTCGACGACATGGACAACCCTGCTGTCGCGACTCTCGAGGATCTAGTTACTGGCGATCTTGACGTGCCCGCCACTGCTGAGTCGGCGGGCATGATCGAGAAGAAGGCCGGTGTCTCGATCACCCACAACATCGACTCGACTGACATCGAGTCCTACGGTGACGCAGAGCCTGCGCGCACCATCATCTCGAAGCGTACGGTTCAGTTTGAGGCCGAGTTCCTGGAGACCAAGAAGGTTGTCCTGGAGAAGTTCTGGGGAACTGTCTTCGGTAGCGACAACCTGACTGTCTCGCCTGGTGGTGGCGTGACGCTGAAGGCTCCTACGCTGCCTCGCAACATCTTCTACCGCGCGTACCTGGTCGCAAGCGACGACGTGAACGGCGAGGATCTCTTCGCCTACTACATCATGCCGCGCACCAAGCTGGTCAAGGTTGACAACCAGGACAGCAAGGACGATGGTGCCGTCACCTATAAGATGACGTTCCAGGCCTTCCGCGATCGCGATATGGGCTTCTCGGTCCTTCAGGGTTGGTGCGGACCTGGGTGGCTACGCCTGGTCGACAAGACCGGCTTCGTGGCGCCAGTGGTCTCGATCACCGCGACTCCATCGACTGCGACCGTGGCTGTAGCTGCGAACTCGCAGATCACTGTGACCGGTGACAATGGGATCAACTACACCCCGATCGCCAAGTACGTCAGCTCGGCGCCTACCAAGGCTTCGGTTGATAAGCACGGCAAGGTGACTGGTGTAGCTACCGGTAGCGCGACTATCACCGCGACTTACCAGGGCAAGACCTCGACCGTGGCGATCACCGTCAGCTGACCCTGACCCTCTCATGACTTTCCCCGGCCCTGCGGTGAACCCGTGGGGCCGGGGAATACATCTGTAACAACCACTTTCGATAGGAGCAGATCAAGTGGCTACTGCAAAGAACGTTGATTCCGTCTGGGAGAAGCTCCAGACCGAGAACGCGATCCCATCGCTGGAGTTCCAGGGACTGAAGTTCCTTGAACCGACTCAGGCGCAGGTGAACGAGTGGCGTTCCGCCCCAACGATTGAGGCCGGTGAGCGCGCCTTGTTCGGTGATCAGTATGACGCCGTGCATGAGCTGTTCGACCCGCTGCCAAAGCACGTGTGGGAGAACTTCAACACTCTCTACCTGAAGCACTTCTTCGGGGCCCCCGGTGATGACGGCCTAAAAGGCTAATCACGATCGTTGACCGTTACTGGTCTGCGATCTGCTGGGACTGCCAGCACATTCTTCATTTCTCTGCCTACGAGTACTTCCAGTGGGAGCCGGTTGGCGATGGCCGATGGCGACGCAAGCGGCCCATTGATGAGCTACTCGGATTCTTTGACACCCTGATGAATATCCAGGGCACTCTGACCAATGAGGCTGTTCTCAACGACCCGGAAACTATCGAATGGATGGGGTCTCGGAAGGACAGCGATGACGGTCCATCAAAGGTACGCATCTTCGGGCACACCGAAGACATTGTGTGGTTGAAGCGCCTCGTTGAGGTGCAGATCGGCAAGTCGCTACCTAGTCCCGTCATTCCCGGCCTCGAATTGCGTCTCCAGCGGAAGTTGATCAAAACCCAGAACGCTGTCGAGCGCGCGCAGCAGCGCAATCGCGAACGGACACAGCGTCAATAGTCCAGGAGACTAAATGGCTGCCACCCTAGTGGGTGAGGCCGCAATCCGCATTGTCCCTACTCTGCGTGGGTTCAAGACTGAGGCGGATCGCCGCCTCCAGGCAATGAAGTTCGATCACATCAAGATCGAATTCGACCCGCAGCTTGCCAAGGCTGAGGCGCAGGTGCAGGCCTGGCGTCAGCGCCAGGAGCACGATGCGGTCACCATCCCTGTTCGGGCAGATCTTCAGACGTTCCGCCGCGACCTATCTCAGGTCGAGCACATCTTCAAGCGGAGCTCTGTTTCTAAGGCACTTCGCCTAAATGTCAAGGTAATTGGGCTCGACGCCCTACCGGCTCTCGCGTATGCGGCTGGTAGTGCTGCGTCGGGCCTAGACGCATTGGCTAAGAGCGCTTTCGCTCTTCCTGGACTTGTCGGTGGCGCTCTGGCATCTGTTGGGGCTCTCGCGGTAGGACTCAATGGCGTAGGCGCCGCATTCAAGGCTTACTCCTCGGACTCCAAGGACGCGGCATCGCGTGCGCGCGAGATTGCGACCGCGAACCGCAACGTTGAGAGTTCCTACCGCTCATACGGTATGGCCATCCGTGGCACGGTTCGTGAGATTCAGGATCTGAATGCAGAGAACCGCCGCTCGTCCCTAAATGTCGCAGATGCGGTGCTGTCCGTTCAGGAAGCAGCCGATCGTATCCGTGCGGGTGGTCAGCGCTCGCTCACTGAGTTGAAGCGTGACCAGCTTTCGTATCTTCAGGCATTGGATCACCTCCAGGAGGTTCAGACCAAGGCCCAGAGGACCGCCCAGGATGCCGCTGACGCGAACGCTCAGGGCGTAGAAGGCGCGGATCGGGTACTTGATGCCCTAGACCAGATCGCTAAGAACACAGAGGCTCTCAGCGCTTCGAAGATCACTGAGGTCGATAGGGCGCTCGGGAAGCTATCGCCCAATATGCGTGCGACCGTGGAGGCGATCCACGGATTGTCGGGTGCGTGGCAGGAGCTCCAGCAGGGCGCGCAGGACAGCCTGGCAGAGGGCCTTGACAAGCAGATTACCGACCTTGGCACCAAGGCTATTCCAGGCCTTTCGATCGGAATTCGCCGTACCGCAAGCGGAATCAATGCCGCGCTGAAGAGCGCACTGACTTCCGTCGCCGGCAATTCCAACCAGGGCTTCCTGTCTTCGATCTTCGGTAACACCGACATCTTCTGGCGCAATATGGCCCGGGGAATGGATCCACTGATCAGTGGAATCATTCGTCTCACCAAGGAGTCGTCGGACTTCCTGCCACGTATCGGCAACGCATTCACCACTGTCTTCAACCGTTTCGATCAGTTCACCCAGCGCGTATCCGCTGACGGATCTCTGGACCGCTGGATCGACACGGGGCTGAAGGCTGTTGGCGATCTGGGCAATTCGCTACTGAACATCGGTGGAATCGTGTCCTCGGTCGCGGCTGCCTTCGACAAGGCATCTGGGCACAAGGGCGGATTGATCTCCTCACTTGCTGATGGAACCAAGAGGCTCGACGAGTTCCTGAAGTCCACCCGTGGACAGAACCTGCTCGCCAAGTATTTCGACGAGGCTCGAGACTTCATCGACCGCCTATGGGATGCACTCAAGCGCATCAAGGGTGGCATTGGTGACGCCGTTGAGGCCGCGCGTGAGTGGTCGGCAGCAATGCTTGGAACACTCGGCGTGTTCATCAGCTCGGCCAGGTGGATTGAGCAGCACACCCACGCGCTCTCCACTCTGCTGAAGGTCTACCTGACTTACCGCACCGTGAAGCCCATCATCGAGGGGCTTACTTCGACGTGGAAGAACTACAACAAGGTCGTTGAGGCGGCTGCACGCTTCGAGGGAACTCGCAACCTGCCCGGAGTCCAGTCGACTGCGCGCAACCTGCGCATCGCCAAGGGCGAGGAGCTTCCCGGCCTATCGAGTCGCCAGGCCCGCGAGGAGGCCCTGCGCTTCGGTGAAGCTGTCGACCGTGCGGGCAACAGGTACGACGCGTTCGGGCGCAAGCTAAAGGACGTTGAGCCCAAGCTCACTGCAACCGCGACCGCTGCAGGTAATGCCGGTAAGAGCTTCACTGACGCTGGTGACGCTGCTGGTCGCGCCGGGGAGAAGATCGGTGGAGCTGGTAAGGCTTCGATGCTCACCCGCGTTGGCGCTCTTGCTGGAGCACTCTTTGGCCCACTGGCGCTGACCGCTGCCGTTGGTGGCGCGATCATGGCGATCGACAAGCTGGGGGAGTCGCACCGCAAGGCCGCGGAGGACGCGGACAGGCAGAGGAGCGCTCTTGAGGATCTCAAGGGTGCTATCGACGATGTCACCGGAAACCTCAGCGCGCAGGGAGTAACCGATACCGCTCAGAAGGCTCAGAAGTACGCAATCCCAGGCCTGGGGGACCGGAACCTCTTTGAGGATGCTCGTCGCACCAATCAGGTGCAAAGCGATGCCCAGCTTCTTGCGGCAATGCTTCCGGGTAACGATGCACAGCGCAGTCAGCTTCTCGGGGCAGGCCAGGAGCGTCTGAAGTCGGTTATCGGCTCCAGTGAGGTGTGGCGTGGCGATGCCGACCTGTGGAATGAGCGCGGCATCGACCTGGACACATTCGTCGCTGGCCTGCGCGGCGATCAGACGGCTAAGGCGAAGGTTGACAAGGCCTACAACGAAATCCTCGAGAGCCACAACATCTTCTCGTGGATGCCTGCGGCCATCAACACTCCTCGTATTTCCGCTGGGCAGGCCACTGGATCCATCCCGCACGACTTCACCTCGGTTCTAAAGTCCACTGGGACTATTGATCTCGCTGCTCCTTTGATCGGCCTCAGTGACATTCCGAGCTCGTTGGGCCAGCACAGTGCGGACAAGCGCCAGGTGAATGAGGCGTCCAATGGTCAGGGCCGATTCAAGCCCGGTGGCCGTGGTGGCGCAATCTTCGGGCCCTTTGGTGGACTGAACGATTCGTCGCACATCGCCATTGGTCAGGACGGAAACGGTGTCATCACCACCGACCGCGACCCGAATGTTGACGAGACCATTGGCTCCACTACCCGAGTTCGCGATGGTCAGTACGAGACGCGCCTGACCGCAGATGCCACTGCACAGCTCTTGGACGTTCAGAAGTTCAAGGACGGCGGACTGGTCAAGGGAATTGGTGGTCCTCGCGACGACATGAACCTTGTTCGCGTCTCGCCATACGAGCACATCACCAATGCAGACGCGGTGAGTTACTACGGCGTCAAGCTGTTTGATGATCTGAACAACAAGCGAATCCCTCGCCACTTCGGTGGAGGATTCCCGTTCGACATTCCGCAGCAGCCACCAACTCCCGTTCCGCTGCCCGCACCAGCACCCGACATCACATCGGCGATGCTTGGTCCGTCAGCTCCAGTTCCCGCGTCGGGTCCAACTGGTAGCCCAGCGATCGATATCGCAATGGGCAGGCCTGCGCCACTTCCTGCACCGCCTCCTCCGCCTGCTCTCGACCTCGCACCAATCGGGCCGAAGCAGACCCTAAACCCGGGTGGTCCTCCGTCTATCGGTAAGCCCACCCCGCATCTCGATGACACGCCTGTCACTCCTGGGCCCGGTGCTGATCTCAGCATCCCAGGTGCAGATGTAGCCCTCGGCGGTGGAATCCCATCTGTACGTGAGCCTTACGGACTTGCGCTCGGTTCTAACAGTCAGGGGTACGGCGGTCAGGGTGTCAAGTTCCCCGACTGGGTTAACCAGGTTGGTGCCGCGTTCGGTGTGAAGCCGTCCACCTACCCTGGACACCAGGAGAAGGCTGGCCTAAACAAGGGGATCGACTGGTCCGGGCCTCCCGAGAATCTGCGAGCCTTCGCTGAGTATGTGAAGTCTGTTCCAGGCATGGAACAGGTCATCTTCATGGACCCCCGTGACGGTACCAAGATCGGCGTCGATCCTGGCGATCGTGGCGTGAACCAGTCGATCGAGGACTACTACCGCGATGACTGGGGTGGTCACACCGACCACGTGCACACTCGCCAGAGCTGGTCCATTCCCATGCCTGGTGGCCAGTCAGCTCTTCCTGGTCTTTACCAGCAGCTTCCCGGTGGGTCTGGGACGCCAAACCTGTTGGCGGCGTTGAAGACCCTTCCTGACAACATCCAGCCGGTTTCTATCGCCAAGCAGGTGGGTCAGGTAGGCCTACAGGCTCTGGCCGGAATGTTCGGGCTGGACCTGTCCTACTTGCAGGCTGCTCAGCAGGTCGGCAACTTCTACCTCGGAGATGAGTCCAAGAAGAAGAGCGACCCACTCGGCAGCTTCATGTCCGCGCTCAACGGCGGATCAGCAGGAACCGATGTGGCCGACCAGGCAATGTCGGACTACACGAACGGCATTGCCGGACTGAGCCCGCAGCTGCAGCAGAAACTGTCGGCCAATGGGATGTCCTTCGATCCGAGCTCCAACAGCTCAGGCAAGGGCGCAACCCCAACCAGCGGACTCGGACAGTCGGTTACCAAGGAACAGATCCACGCACGCTACGGGGCGCTCATCGCTCAGATCTGCGCAGCCATGGGTGTGGATCCTGCACTGTGGCAGAAGCCTCTTGAGGAGCAGATCTGGACCGAGTCGAAGGGTGACCCGTTCTCGATCAACCCGAATGACTCGGATGGCAAGGGCGGTAAGCAGACCGTCCAGGGTCTATTTAACTTCCTGCCCACCACTTTCGATGCCTACAAGGTTGAGAACATCGGTTCGGGAAGCATCAACGACCCTGTTTCGCAGATCGCGGCTGCCATCAACTACACGACCAAGCGTTGGGGTGTAAACAAGGACGGATCGCCGAACCGAATCGGCAAGGGCACTGGATTCGCCAATGGCGGATGGGCCGACAGCCTTGCGTGGCTGTCCACTGGCGAGTACCGCATGGGTGGGGATGCAACCCAGTTCTACGGTCCCGCGCTGTTCGATGCCCTGAACAGCAAGAAGATCCCGCGCAATGGGTTCGCCGATGGTGGATTCCCACTCTTCATTCCACCCCCACCTGCTCCAGGTGCCGGTGGACAAACCCCTGGACCGCTCGACCTGGGCCAGCCTGACCAGCCAGGCCCGGGAAACACCCCCATGCCATCGATCGGCGCGGCGGGTGCGGTCCCTTCGACCGGAGGTGCGCCGGGGCCAGGGGCGACTGCTCCCGCGCCTGTCCCTGGTGCCCTCCCCACCGTCAATGACGCTCTGGCTGAAGTTGGTGGCGCTGGCGCTGCTATGGGCGCTGGACCGCAGGCTGGTGACCCTGGAGCTCAGCCCGGTGCATCGCCTACCGATCAGCCTGACGCGCGCGCAACTCTTGGTGCCGCCCCCGCGTCGCAGGAGCACAACAACCCCAGCGTGTCGGGCGCCATCAAGGGCGCCGCTGGTGCGATCGGAAGCCTTGCGGCGACCGCAGCATCGATGGCGACCAACATGGGGGCTCCTGGCGCAGGTGGTGCAGCGGGACAGGGCATTCAGGCTGGATTCCAGATTGGTGGCCAGGCCATCTCTGGAGCTGTAAATATCCTCTCGTCCTTGATGGTTGGAACCGCAACTGGCGGATCTACTCAGTCGGCCTCGGGTATTCCAATGATGCCGCAGCGCCAGCCACAGCAGACCGGCGTGCCCAAGCTCGTTAACGACAACCGTCAGTACCACGTCACGAACCTTGATGAATTCAAGCGGGTTCAGCAGACCTCGGACGCGCAGGCAGCCATGCCATACATCCAGAAGTACGGCTAAACGCACTCTGCCGCTGCGCTTTTTATTGCCCTTCTACGGGAAATTGTGATGGACACTATCGACAACACGGCGAAGATTGAGATCTTCGGCGTCCACGGAGAGTACTTCTGCATCTCCGGGCCCGGTAAGGGTGAGCAGGGCGTTGATCTCATGCCCAAGCTCAAGGGAATGATCGACGCTCCGGTCAAGTCTCTGTGGCTTCCGGGTGCCTACGGGCAGACGTTCGTCGACTTCCGTTGGGAGAGGCGTGACGTCGTCTTCACCGTCAACATCTTTGACGATGGAGGAGACGCCGAAGTATGGCGCACCATCGATTCGAAGTGGCGCTTCGCATTTGACTATGTGAAGGAAGCGACCATTCGCTTCACCACCTCTGACGGATACCGCGACCTGAAGGTTCGGCTTCTCGAAGAGCCCAAAGCGTATGAGGACGGCGGCTGGGAAGGTAAAGATCCCGCGCTCTACGCCTGCAGCACTGTGGTTATGACGCTCGCTGCTGAGCTTCCGTTCTATGTCGGCCCCTCCGACTTCTACGAGTGGTCGGGCGATACCTCAAGCGGTCGTCAGACTTTCAAGCTCGATGTGGACTGTGACGTTCCGGTCTGGCCGAGGTGGACTCTGACTGATCAGGCTCGGTGGCGCCTGCCTGACTTCTCGTTCGGCAACCAGGAGTACGGGCGAGGGATTCAGGACTCAGGTCGCACCCTGGAGCTCCCATATCTCCCCAAGGGCGCTGGTTGTGTGGCGGATTCGGATCCGCGAGTTCAGACACTGATGGCAGCCAACAGGATTCATCTACAGGGCCTTTGGAAGGGCAAGGATCTTCTGTACCCGATTGCTGGCGGCACCTACAGCCGCATCCCCGTTCAGGTGAAAGACGCTGTCGGGGGATACCGAATGCTGCTCGAGGTACCTAAGTGGTACTCGCGCCCATGGAGCCGTCCAGTGGGGGCGGTATGAGCCTAAGGACTCTCGACGAGATCGCGGACATCGGTACCTCCGTTGAGGCGTACCGCCAAGAGCTGATGTGGCTCCGAATGGCCAAGCCCGTTATCTCGTTCTGGCGCAACAAGGAAGACGGATCACCCGGCCTGGAGTTCTACGGGCGAGTCGACTACCGCGACACCATCAAGGCTTCGTTCCCGTTCAAGAAGAACACCTCCACACAGGGTGTTCTGGAGCTGCGCTTCGATCACTACATCTCGGAATGGATGCGCTCCATTCCAGACGATCCACACGCGCGAAAGAACGTCGTCATTCGTATCGACTTCTTCGGCGGCAAGCTCCGCTGGACCGGGTTGCTTCACCACCATGCCAAGAAGATGCGAGATGGCATGGCGTACATGGAGTTAACGTTCAACGACGACCTCCAGTTCCTCCAGTTCCTTCTCGGACCCCCGAACCCGGCCCTGCCCATCCCAGTCTTTCAGTGGCCAAGGGTGCTGCCCATCCTGGGCCCTGCGAAGTGGGCCTGCTCGATCATGATCCTGATCAACCTGATTCGAGTTCAGGCACCCATCTATCACCTGCCAGACGATCCATTCGACCTCAGCCAGTGGCTCGGACTACTGCCTACCGAGTGGGAGAACTGGCAGTGTCATATCAAGGCCAACCCACTGCCGCTTGATGACTCGTCTCTATGGACGGTTCTCGGCACCCGTATGAACCCGATCGATTCGGTGATCGCGGACGCGCTTGAGGATGCCCAGCTGACTATCAGGTGGAGGCGCTGTTTCTCCGATGAGGGCGAGACTGAGAACGGAATTCTCTTCGTTGAGAATCCTGCAAACGGCGCCTTGATCTTTGAGATCGTTGACGACAGTGGGTACTACAACCCAATCCTGGGCGGTACCTTCCTGGGCGGCACGATCGCAGACGGCATGGTCCGTTCGGTTGTGCAGTACGTGGGTGGATTCATTGAGGACACCGCAACTGTCATCTCCGATGATGAGACCTACCACCCTGACGAATACTACGGGAGCGGGTGGCTTGCCACCTTGGCGCAAATGCCGTGGTTGGTCATCAGAGATTCAAGCTGGTCCCCGATCGAGACCAGCGAGCTTACGTGGAGTCCGGCCACCGCAGTTTCTGTGGTGGTTGGTGGTGATAACCCTGCGGCAGATGCCATCGCACGCCTGATCATCGAGACCACTGGAAACATCCTCGGTTACTTCCTACTCGGTGGATTCTCCTCGGCGGGAACGATTGCAGCCGATGTGATCATGCCGTTCCTGGTGGGAACTATCGCCGCATGGCTTGAGTGGAAGAACACTGGCCGCGCGAAGAACCTTGGCTGGGTGCACCTTTGGGAGCTGTACCAGCAGGGTGCAGAGAACAACAGCTGGTCGCTCAGTGCACTGGCCGCTCTACGTGGTGGCTTCTTGGCGTCGAAGTCAGAGACCTCGCATACACTGTCATTGAGGGGTAACTCCTGGATTATTCCGGGTGCCCACTTCGCAATTGGTTCCCGCGTCGGCTCCACTAGCCGTGGATACGGTGACCGCATTTTCGTTTCCCAGGTCGAAGAGATCATTCCGTCTTGGGATAACGCGTCCAACACGCCTGTGAGTGTCCAGGTCAAGATCGGTCAGAACAAGGCAGCAATGTCTGTTGGTGAACGACTTGCTCGGCTAACTAAGAAGATCAAGGACATCCTTCAGAACATCGGTGTCCACCTCATTAGTTAGCGCTGTCCTGCAGGCCAATTCATGAGACAATAGAGGTAGGAGCAGATGCCTCCAGTTAACGTTCATCGACCAGACCCTGACAGCCCCAAAGGGATGGCATGGGTACTCGGCGTTGGGATGGTTGATCCCCGCCCGGGAGCGAACCCGAATCAGGTAATGGCGATCGTCCAATCCTGGGAACCCACTTCGGAATTGTGGTGGGAACTCGGATTGCGCTGGCACCCAGAGCTTGCCACTAAATGGGCAGTTGGTGGTGGTCAGTTTGCAGTTGCGGACATCGTCAAAGAGAAGCCCGAGGACTTCGGGGAGGATTCTGACCTCAAGGCGAAAGCTGAAGAGGTTCTTGGGTATATCGCCGAGGAGCACCCCGAGTATGCGGAGCTTCTGAAGAAGATCAAGTCTGCTGGCAGCGACGAAGAGCGCGCCAAGATTTCGAAGCAGTTCGAGTCAGAGATCAAGAAGTTGATTCTGCTCACCGAATACATCAAGTCCAAGGAGTAACCCATGACGATGCCGTCAGGCAGCGATCCGAGTGGTTATGACCTCTCTGGACATGATGGCGGTGTTGTTGGTGCGGGACTAGGCAATCTAGCCGGTCGTCAGCGTGGGCCCATCGAGGACATGCTCAAGGCGCGCGTTCAGAACACCACGTCTCTGAACAACGCATCTGACGCGGTCTTCCACGGGCTCAACGCTGCGCTCGGGTTGCCACTCGCGATTCTTGAAGCGTTGATCAACAGGCTTTTCCCGGGGTTGAACATTGACCTCGACGGAGGAATGGAAGCATTCCTCAACAGTCTGAAGGAAGTTCCACTCCTCGGGGATATCGTCAAGTGGATCACTGGCGTTGCTGATGGTGGAATCGCAGAGCTCAAGCTTTGGTTCGATAACCTGAAGCAGTTCCTCGCACATATCGATTTCAACTCGCCATCGTTCAATCCGCTTGCAGCGGCAGGGATCTTCATCGACATGATCCTCGCTCCGGTTGGCAAGCTAGCCACCCTCATCGGTGGCCTGCTCTCGGGCAGTGTGATCCCAGGACTTGACGCCTCAAAGATCATCTCAGGCCAGTTCGCGCAGGACATGATCGCGGGCCTTGGGGGAGTGCTCAACGGCATCAACTCGATGATCAATCAGGTCATCGACATCTTCCGTGGCGTCCTCGTCACCCCGATCAACCAGGCCCTCCAGGACGTCAAGGACTGGTGGAACGCGCTTACAGGCAAGACCTCCAACCTGACCCATGACGGCAACCTTGGGATCGACAAGGTCACCAACCTTGTGGAGAACCTGGGGAACATGCTGTCCGGCGTCAAGAAGGGCGCTGACGGAACCACCACTGGCACCACGGGCACTCTGTCTGACCAGATCGACCAGGCGAAGGATTCCCTACTAGGACTGCTCGGGCTATCGAAGGACGCGCTGAAGAGCGCAATTGCCGCTCAGACCACGCTGCAGGAGCAGGAGACCGAGCAGAACACTGGCGGTGGCAACAGCTACAGCTTCGTGTTCTCCGGTTCCGATGGCGCCGCTCTGAACTCCACGGACTGGACCACCGGCCCCAATCCCGGTGATATCACTATTCGTGGGGACTCGGGGTATGCGGGCGTCAAGAACGGCAACCCGGACGGGTACTTCTTCGCCAGCCCGAACTACACCTATGCCACCGATGGACAGTCGGCGTCGTTTGTACTGGGTGACACCCAGAACGGGAACTATTACTCCGGTGTCTACATCCGATGTGACGTTGATCGGACCACTGGTGCGTACTGCCTGGCCAAAGAGGGCGAGATCCGAATCGGTAAGTTCACCCGGTCAGGCTCGAGCTGGTCGTTCAGTGCACCCCTAACGCTTCAGACGGGACTCTCTGCGGTTAAGCAGGGCGCGCGTGTCGAGATCCGCTGCTCTGGCACCAACTACTTCGTGCGTGTCAACGGTCGACAGGTTCTCTCGGCGACCGACGCGGGTAACACGATCAGCATTGGTGCCGCATACCGCTATTCGATGTTTAGCGTGCAGCGGGCGAGCCCGTTCTTCACCTATGACTCCTATCGCGTCGCGGCGTTCGCCATGTCCGATTACACCTCAGCGGGAGCTGGATTCTCGATGTCCAATTCATGGAGCATCAGGCGCGATAGCACCGCCGACGTCACATACGGCCCGTACTCGTCCGGTGCGTTCCCTTCGGGATTCTTCACCTTCAACGACTACACCACCGACGTCACTCTCGACGACCTGGGCACGGCACGTATCGAGATCGCGACCACCGGCCTGTACCGAATCAACACGACATACCGATCGGTCACCGCCAAAGGCACGTCCGTGCCCTATTGGGTGGTGTACAAGAACGGCACCCGCATCACCGGGGCCATTCCGTCGGGTTGCCCGTTTGAGATCCCGCTTGTGGCGGGAGATGTCGTGCAGCCCGGATTCATCGCGGTCGACTACGACCTCCGTTCCAACGGCTCGACAGGATCGGAAACCGTTGTCGCGCGAAGCATCACAGCACTATCCGGCATCGCCACTTTCGATGGCCGTCGAATCGTATAACCCAGAGAGGCCTCAGCGATGACCACATTCGCCATGCCTGAACTACCCGACATCACCTTCACTGTTGAGCGTGGCGGTCTCGACCCTGACGGGAAACTCAATCCGTCATGGATCCAGATCACCGGCACCGATTCGAACGAAAAAATCGTTTCGAGTGTTGGGTTCTCGGGCCCGTAATTAGGAGTTCATTTGTCGCTCAGGACATTCAAGCAGGATCCTGACGCGGTTCTCGACTACACACTCGATTGGAGTGCCTGGCTCGCTCCCGGTGACACCATCACGTCTGCAACGGCGACGGTGTCCCCAAGCGGTGGCCTAACTGTCGGAACTGTTTCAAACACGGTTGACGCAGTGACCGTTTGGGTTTCTGCCGGTGCAGCCGGAAGTAAGTACGACGTCACCGTCCACGTCATTACGAACGGTGGTCGTGAAGATGACCGAACTTTCACGGTCGAAATCAAGGAGATGTAGGTGACCGAGCCTACTCAGATTGTTCTCGCTCTGACGGTGTGGGCAGACGCCGAAGTTGAGCGCCCCAGTGATTCAAAGGATTCCGTATGACGGTTGGTCTTCACACTGCCAATCTTGCTAACAAGATTCTCGACCACCTACGCGGTGGTACTGCATGGGCGCAGCCCGGTGGACTGTGGGTTCGGCTCCACACCGCCGATCCTGGCGCAGCAGGCACCGCCGCTGGTTCGGCTGTAACTGCAAGGAGCCAGGCAACTTTCGCGGTTGCCGCTTCTGGAGCCATCGCGCTTACTGGAACTAACCCGTCCTGGTCGATGACCGCCACCGAAACCATCACTCACATCTCAGTTTGGGATGCGAGCACTGGTGGCAATTTCCAGTGGTCGGCGGCGCTGTCGGTATCGAAGAACGTTCAGTCCGGCGATACCCTGACCCTAACGTCCTGCGGGTTGTCCCTAGGGCCGCTGGCGGCGTAAATGGCGCTGGGGCTGTCGACATTCTCCACTGTCGGCTCGTACAGCTACACCTTGCCTCCTGAGGCCAACCGCGTTGACGTCATCCTAATCGGTGGTGGCGGCGGTGGTGGTGGAGGCGACGGTGGCCTCGGCTCAACCGGTGAGGGTGGCAAGAAGGCCACCTGGCAGGCCTATCAGCTTGTGCGGGTGGATGGCGGCTCCTGGGCAGCGGCTGCTGTCACTGGTGTAGTCGGTGCAGCTGGCACTGCTGGCCCCAAGGAGAACAACGGAGGGGCCGGGGGCAACTCCACAGCGACGTTCAACGGTTCCACAACCACCGCAGTTGGCGGCGCAGGGGGCGCAGGAGCCTACTCCGGTAACGGCAAGAACAAGCCAGGTGAGAGTCCTGGAGACACCACATACAACGGGCGCACTTATAGCGGCGGCCTAGGCGGCTCCACGAACAACGCAGGCACTGATCCTGGCGCTGGTGGTGGACCCGGCTCGGGTGGAGCGTTCGGCATGGCCAATGCTGGCAAGGCTGGTGGCGCAGGCCGGGTGTGGTTCTACGCCTGGTATCAGCCCGTTGCCTACACCGCCGATGCGAGCTTGGGAGTGGCCGCTGCTCTATCCGCTGGGCTGTCTTGTGTATTCACGGCTACAGGAGTCCTGCCAGTCGTTGCGACACTGACCGGGGCCCTATCGCGCGGGCAGTCAATGGGAGCAAACCTCTCCGCGACAGCCACACCTTCCGGTTCTGATCGGTATGACGCCAAGACGCAGGCGAATCTCTTCCTTGCCGCGACACCAGTTGGTGCGATCGTCAAGATCCTCAACGCGGCGTCCACGCTCGCTTTGACCGCATCCACCTCGGCTGCTGCCACTGAATTCGGGGTAGGTGACGTCAGCCTCACGCTCGCGGCCTCGATGCTGGCCGGGGCGAACGTAGACCTCGGCGTGGCAGGAACTTTGAATCTGGCAGCGGAACTAACCGCAGCGGTATCGCGTGGCCAGGCCATCGGGGGAGCGCTTGGCGTAACCGCCCAGACGCAGGGCGGACTCAAGTACGAAGGAAGCCTGGGCGCGAACCTCGTAGCAGTGGCATTCCTTACCGCAGAGGCGCAGAGGACTGTACGGGCAGACGCCGCACTGGTAGTCGCCGCAGATGGTCCATCAGATGCCACTGGTGGCAATGTCGCAGATACCAATCTCGATGCAGTAGCCGCGATGACTGCCGCAGCCCAGGTCAACTACGCGGCAGCTGCGAGCCTGGCTGTTGAGGTACTGAGCGCCGGAACGGCGGGGGCCCAGTTCGCCGCTGACACAGAGCTTGTCGTCAACGCATCTATGTGGGCCTGGTTCGGATCCGTCCGCGAGGTTCTCTACGTCGATCCCGTGGATCGTTCGGCGAGCGTCATTGAAACTGAACGCGATATCGCGGTGATTGAAAGCGAACGCAGCGCAACTGTGGGTGTAACTGAGCGAGAGATGGACATCGCCTCAGTTGAGCGAATGGGTGTCGTTTCCGGCGAGAGTCGCGCTCTCTCCGTTGATGAGACGACACGTGGTGTGGATGTCCCCGGGCTCGATACCACCACATCTGTATAGGAAAACCTTTGACTGACAATAGGACCCCGGAGATTCGCGTGTCAGCGGATCGGCTTTCCATTGCGATTCAGCGCGCGGACGGAAGGTGGGCAGTGATGCATTCGGCAGAGGGTGGTCACTATGCCGCCGATGCTGAGGTCGCTGATTGGGCCGTGTTGTGAGCCTTGTGGACGAACTCATTGATCTTGACGCCGAAACTGTCGTTTCCCTCTTTGGGGCACTGGCAGCTGGTGGCGTACTGAGCAAGGCCATTGAGTTCGTTACGGGTCGCCGTAAACGCAAGGTCGATGAGGCGCAGGTTCTTTCGGCCATCTCGACCGCGATCCGTGAGGAAGTCCGCAAGGAGAATGCCGAACTGCGTGACCGCCTAGACCAGCTCTTGGGCGCCGTAACGGGGTTGACGGACATCCTTGACGACCTCTTCCCAAAGATCACTGGCCTAGATGAGGAAGAGCGTATCGCGTTGCGACGCAAGATCAATCTCGCGAAACGTGTCTCCTGATACACTGAAAGAGAGAGTTTTGATGGCGATTTGGACGTCCTCGACTCGGGTTCTCAGCAACCAGCCTCTTGAGCTGAATCGCGACAATCCGCTCCACTACTCGTACACGTTGAGTGGTGGAAAGAAGTTTCCCTCGGGTACCACAGCCTTCCTGACGATCAAGAACACCTACAGCCAGACGCTGGGATCATACGAGGGCGTTGTCGCGGGCGGAACCGTGACCTTCCTTGAAACCAAGGCTATTGCGAACGCCCTACCTCGTGGTGCTTCCTGGACGCTGCATGTACAGACACCGGAGTTGGATGAGCCAAGGCTCGAGCTCCAGGGAACAGTGATCCGCAGCGAGGCTCCATTCCCAGACGCTCCTCCGCATTCGGGCGAGTTCGACGGCGTGCAGTACCGCTACAGCTTCGGCACTCCTGGCTTCGTGGTGGATCCCGCCTGGAGCATCATGAACGGCAAGCCCCGCGTCTACGACAATTCGAGCCGCAGCCTTCCCAATGCTGTTGCGGCGGCATCTATCACCGATGGCGCTGGCGGTGGGCCAACTCTGTTCGACGACGTTGCGATGCTTTACTTCGCTCCACTGAAGACGGATGCAATCCGACTTACGTACAACACTATTCGGTTTGGAGCTGGCTACGGCTGGGTGGCGATCTGCTCTAACTATGACATGACCAACTATGCGGCCATCCGCCATAGGGGAGTGTTCCTATCCGGTCTATGGGATCACGACACCGTAGAGGTTGTGACCGGTTCAGGGCCCGTGACGCTCCAGTCGCGCACTACCCCTGCGAACTACTCGACCGCAACCAACCAGAACTACACCGCTGAGTACAACCCGCTCACCAACACCTACTCCCTATATGTGGGAACTTCCCTGACTCCAATCGTCAGCTGGACGGACACGACGCAGATCGTGAATCACGGTGAGGGGGAGCGCTATTTCGGGCTTGGCTTCAAGTCAGACCTTCTGACTCCCGGGGTTGAGATTTCCGACATCATCATCGCCGACACTCCCTAAGGGATTCATGTACTACACCAAGGATGACATCGCGCGCGTCATCATCCAGGTGGGCCAGCAGATGGGCATCACCTCGCGCGGTATCCACATTGCGCTTGCAACCGGTTGGGTTGAGTCCAAGTTGGTCTTCTATGCGAACTCCAATTACCCAGAGTCCCTTGACAAGAGGTTCAAGTATGACGCGGTGGGCTCGGACGGTACGTCCGTTAATTACATGCAGCAGCAGAATTTTGCTGAATGGGGTTCGCTCGATGAGCGTATGGACCTTTACGCGCCTGCTCGTATGTTCTTCGATCACTTGGCGAACCCTACGAAGTACGGCATCAAGGCCTTCGACTACAACGATCCGAACCTCACCCCAGGCCAGTGTGCCCAGAAGGTACAGCGCTCCCAGTTCCCCGATCGTTACGACCAGGCAATGGGAGTGGCTGTTGAGTACTTCAACCGACTGACCACTGGGATTGTTCTCCCGCCAAGGTTCTTCGAAGAGATCAACATTATTGGCGAGTGGGCGCCGAACTGGCAGTCCCGCAATGGCCGCAAGCCGCGACTCTTTGTTCTGCACACCTCCGAGGGTGCTGCAGGTATGGACCTCGTCGACTATATGGCGGGGGCTTCGGTCTCGTACCACTACCTCGTTAACCCAGACGGCAAGACATGGGATCTGGTCGACACCGACGATGCTTCCTGGTCTGTCCTAGATGCGAACAACTACACCATCAACTTGGTGTTCGGTGGGTCACGGGCGGCGATGAGTCGTGTTGAGTGGCTTGACAAGTACGACAAGGCAATTCGCGTAGCGGCCTATCTAGCTGTGCAGGACTGCTTGAAGTACGGCATTCCCGTTCAGCTGTTGGTGGGGAACAAGTATTCGCAGCTGCCCACCACTGACGGAATCACTGACCACAACGGCATCACGGTCGGCCTTGGCATCGGAAGCCACACCGACGTCGGGCCCAACTTCCCGTGGGACGTCTTCAACAACTACCTACTCGAATTCTCAGCTCAGGCTGGAGAGGATGACATGTTCAACGACGACGATCGGCTGAAGCTGAACCGCGTCTACTTCGAGCTGACCAACCGCTGGGAGTCCCGCTCGATCTACCGCACCCCGGGTGAGGGGCCCGTGGACACGCTCGCTGGAATGCTCCTGAATGACGACGGTATGGAGCATGCGGAGCTCATTGAGCGCCTTGCAGTTCTTGGTGATGAGGATGCGCTACAGCGCGTAATTCGCACTGCTGCAGGCGAAGGCGCTGTGACCGATAAGGGCAACGTTGCACGCGCCAAGAGGGTTCTGGCCACGGTGCCCAAGGAGATCCTCGAGGGATACAAGGAGGCGGCTAAGTGAGCGCGCTGACGAAGTTCATTGATGAAGCGGTAGTGACTCCCGCTGTGCGAGAGCTGAAGCCAGTCATCGAGAAGATCCTCCGCGAGGAGATCCAAAAGGCTAAGAACGAGGCATGGGAGTTGCTGCCCGACTGTATTGAGAAGACTGTCGATGACGCTGTCGAGCGCTTCCTTGGTCCGATCGGGAAGTTCCTCGGAGGTAAGTGATGGACTTCCTACGTCGCGTACCTGAGATCTACAAGGCTCTTGTTGCCTTCCTTGGCGCCCTCGCCGCACAGGAGGGAACTGTTCTTGCCATCGCAGACGGACTACCTCCCAACTGGGTCCATGGACTCATGGTTGGATTCGCCGGAATCACAGCGGTTTTGACTTTCCTCAAGAAGAACAAGACCGCTATGGACTTGGTGGAGAAGATCCTCCGCGATGGAGCCACCGACCCGGCCCACGTCGAGGCAGTTGTGAAGGCTAACCCAGAGTTGGTCCAGGAACTGATCGACCAGTACCGCACCTCTCACTAACCCAAAACGCGACGGGCTCACCGCTATTGGTGGGTCCGTTCGTCATCTCTGAAAGAAGTTCCAATGGCATGGATTGGCTGGCAGGAAGGCATGGAAGGCCTCCCTGTTCTTGCGGCGATCGGTGAGCTCCGCGCGAAGTTTACGTACGGCAAGTCGTTGACGCTGACACAGAAGTTCACCCCAGAACTGACTGAAGCGCTGAAGACGTTCCAGCGCAATAAGGGTGGACTGCGCACCGATGGGGTCATGGACTACGAGACCCAGAAGGCGCTCGGCGTCCTAGAGGCATTGAAGCCGTGGCTGTTCACAGTGGCCGGTACGGGTGCTGGTTGGGATGCTGGTTTTCCCGCCGACCTCGCGCGCGCGGTGCTCGACCTGTTCCGCTGGCAGGGCGTCAACTACCCGGCTGCGGCGTTCCCCATGGGAACTTCGGTGGATGCTGGCATCGCCGAGCTGCTTCGCCTGATGAAGCTGCGGTTGGAGCGCTATCCGGCCGCGATGTTCGTGCTAGTCGGGTATTCGCAGGGAGCCATCGTCACATCGATGGTGTGGAAGCGCTACATCAAGGGCACCGACCTTGAGGACCGCATCATCGGAGCCGTTACCTACGGAAACCCCTGTCGTGAGGTGGGCGTTGCCAACGGCAACCGGGCCGCTGGATGGCCTGTACCGACTGGCCGTGGCATTGGCGACGATCGCATCGTCGATACTCCAGTCTGGTGGTACGACTATGCCCACGGCGCAAACACTCCATGGGGCCGCGATATCTACACCGACACCCCGGACGACAAGACCGGCGAGATGATGACAGCCGTCTACCGCGTGGTCCAGGAGCTGAAGAACGCCTTCATTGGTGCCGACTCTCTTCTCGAGCAGGTTGGCCAGATCATCCGCAATCCGCCTGTGGAGATCTTCGCCGCCTTCCGGGCGATCATCTACGGGGGACAGTTCGTCGCCCAGTCGCCGCCGACGCTTCCCCATATCAATTACGACATCGAACCCGCAGTCGCGTACCTGCGTTCGCTCTAAGGAATCTCTTGACCATCACTGTCTTTTCCACCGGTCCGTCCTGCCACCGCTGCACCCTGGTGAAGAATCAACTGAAGAAGAACGAAATCCCATTCGAGGAGATCCGCTTGGATGAGGACGCCGCCTGGCATGAGCGTGTGACTTCCCACGGGTTCATGAACGCACCTGTGGTGTTGATCGATGATGACAACGTCTGGGAAGGGTTCGCATCTGATGAGCTGAAGGAGTTGATCGCGGACTACCGCGCAATGGCCGCATAGTCGCCCTCAGGTCACCGCAGACAAGAGAAAACCCCGACTCCGTAGGTGGAGCCGGGGTTCTTTCGTTGTGGAGCTATAGTGTCGGTCTACTTCTGTGTTTCGATGCAGATCGTGAATTTTCGGTCAGGATGCGCATAGCCGGTTTCGTCGCAGCCGGATATGTCGGTCGTATTGAGAAGTACCCCCACGGGCTTGACCCGGTTCGCAACATTCTTATCGTCACAAGCCACACGGCGAGCGGATGTCTGATTCGTCACGAGGCAATCATTCGCCGACCAAGCCAGATCAAGGCAGGCCGTCCACTCACCCTCATCGGGGTAGCGGTAGAACCGTTGGTCTACATCCTTGGGGCACTGATCCGGTGTCGAAACGCGCTGCACGACTTTGAACCCGTTAGTGGGGGAACCGCAATCCACCACATTCAGTTTCGGAGCGGCGCGTTTCCCCTCAAGACTCACGCACGCTCCCACTGGCGCTGACTTGGCGCCAGGAATACCGGGAGCTTGCGCCGGATACTGGCCCGGAATGTTGTCAAACGTGGCCGGTGACGATTGTGTGGACGTAGCGGTGGCCTGTTGGACGGTTGGGGTGTCTTGTCCGCATGCTGTCACGACGATCGCGGCAGCCGCGATGAAGAGCTTAGTGTTCATTCTTTGACTGCTGCTCAATCTTCTTCTTACCCGCGAACCACACAAGGGCCGAAGATGCGATGAACATGGCTACAAACCCAGCTGACTTGGTCCAGCTGAGACCCAGGTAGATGTCGATACCTAGCCTTATGCACATGAGGGCAGCGCATACGAGCATACCGATAGACGAAACTCGGATTCTGACAGGCATCGGGCTCTTCCATGTTATGCCCACAATAATTGACACAACAATTAAGAGAATTACGCCGACAACAATAGTGGCAATGATCATTTAGATACCCTACTTACCTGGCTGTGTGAAGTGAATTCCTTCAGAGCTACGTGTGCAATCAGCTATTTTGGATACCCCATCTATGGCAACCCAACCGGCACCGATTCCTGAGACAAAACCCGCCCCAAAGGCTGGAATGGCCGGAAGGCTCAGGATCACGCCGTAGATGCCAGTATTAATTTGCGCAATATCGCCCATAATATCGGTTACACCGCATTTCTTAGCCTGGTCCTCAAAAACCTTCTTCCAGTGGTCTATCTGTGCTTGAGCTTTAGGGTCGTCAGCTTTCGGTAGCGGTTTGTCCTTCTGAATAGTGTGTTTTCCGCCAGGCTGGCTTAGCTGTGAGCATGCGCCGTTGCACGGGACCAGTGGCGTGAGGGGGTCCTCGGGGAGCATGTCCAGAGACCCACCGCCACCTGACCCAAGATCGAGATATCCGAGGTTGGCAGCCTCGCTCATGCACTTCTGCTGTTTCTGCTGATCCATCTGCTGGATGTTGTCGTCTTGCTGGTTTTCCGGCTGCTGCTGTTGCGGCTGCTGACCTTGTTGGGGTTGTTGACCCTGTTGCGGGGACTGCTGTTGCGGAGCTTGAAAATCTGGATTGGGCTTACCAGGGCCTTGGGTGTAGCCGGGGGCAGTCGAATAATTCGGGGGCTGTGTGCCATGTGCGGGTTGGTCCCACCCCTGTTGGGGCTGCTGTGCGCCTTGCTGACCGGGAACCTGTTGCGCACCAGGTGATCCCGTGTTGTAGATGGAAATCCCCGAATTCTGATCTAGGGGTGGCTGGTTGATGCCGCCCTGGTAGTCGGGCATCTGTGGCGGTAATCCGGGTGGTTGGAACGCGCCCCCGTTCATCCCATCCGGGCCTCCAGGGCCTCCAGTGGGGCCTCCCGTGGGATCGGCTGCCACAGTCGCCACGGTCGAAAATCCACTACCGGGCATGGTGTGGTCGCTGGCGATCTTCGCGCCACCGATGACTAGCGCCGTGACGGCTACGACCGCTGATGTGCGGCGCAAAGCTGGCGACATGCGCCAACGATCACTTACATCCACCCGAGGAAGCCCTCCCGTTCGTGCCACACACCAAACGGGGGTGTAGCTATGTTTCTCGGATCATGTCAGAAGACACCTGGCAATGTCCAGATTTATCGACAATTTAAGTGTTTGCTATCCCGGAGTGCTAGCGCGGATGGCTGTAATGAACTTGCCGGTAACCTACTGTCACCTGGGCAATGCGAATTGCCGGTTGTCGTGTGTGGGCAGGCTGTGGTCGGACGGGCTGGCGTTCTACTGTTCCGGGGTTGGCTGTGCCGCACGCTGTCGCCGGTAGGCTTTCTCGGGCGGGATGGGGGCCGGATTGCGGTTGTTCGGCCCGCCGCGCCCACGTAGCCGGGTGCCGGTTTGCGTGAGGGCGTCGTGAACGTAGCCGTAGGAATGCCCACCAGCAGCAGCCAGGGCGCGGATACTGGCACCGGCCTCGTACTCCGCTTTCAACGCCGCGCGTTCGCGTGCGCGCTCGTCCCCATGTGTCTTCATGGTTTCCCGCTTTCGGCCTCTGTGCCGTTCAAAACAGGGTTGATTCTCGCAACTTATATTCGAGCATCGCAAGCCCTCCCTGGAAGGGGCGTCCGAGAACGAAGGGGCCTGTTCCTCTATCCCGCCGTCAGCGACTTTAGCTGCTCGATCCTCTTCACAGCCTGGTCGGCGGTGAACTTGTTGTACAAACCTGAAAGATCCGGTGGTTTAACCGATTGCGTGAACGTCAGTGTCGGATGGTCGACTGGCACAACATCCTCGTGCTGAACCAAGAGTAGGACGGTGTCAGGTTTCAGGATCTGAATGGTGTGGAGTTCGTCTGCTGCCATGTCGTAACCCTCACCGCGCGAACACTGCATCGCTCGGTAGTTCTTCAGCGTGATCTCACCGCTGAGGGTGAAGCCATCGCCACCGTTGAGCGGGGTACGCCACTCAAACATGTTGTAACGCTGCGGCCTTGTATCTCCGTTGAATCCGAACGGATACGACCGATACCAGCGATTCTCCACCGCGCCGGACAAGCATGTGGTGTGGAAGTCGTAGCGATGGTTGTGTGGGTTCACCACCTCGCTGGCGTTCTGAACATCGCCTTCGAAGAAGTAGGCCTTCAGGGTGAGATCCTCTGAGCGATGAAGGCAGAGGTAGTCGAATCCCTTGACGTGGTAGTCCTTGTAGGAGTGTTCGAGCACTGACTCCATGTCGAGATCCCTGAGGTCGGGGAGTGTGATGTTCATAGTGGATACACCGTGACGAAGTCCTGGTTGGTGAGGAACTTGTGCTTGCATTCAGCGCAGATGATGTGACCGAACTTCTCCACCTTGCGCTTGTGTCGAGGGATCAACACCTCGATTGCTCGCTTCAAGTGTGCCTCGCACAGTAGGTAATTCGCGCAGGTGTGGCCTACCCAAAGTCCAGCGATCTTGCCCTGATGCTGGACATCCTTGGTAGTGGATCCACATTCATCGAATGCTGACTCGACCAGCTGCGAGATATCCGCCTCAGTCGCTGTCGCCATCGCTGTCTCCATAGTCACGCTGGAACTCGTCGTTGGTGAGCTTCTCGTAGTAACCGTTGGGGTGCTTGATGATCCAGTCACCCTCATAGGCGCGTGTTACGTCCAACGTCCCTGGCATGGAGAGCTTGAAGAACGCGAAGGCCCCGCTAGCCTCCTTCACCTGGTGGGCGAATGGAATCGCGTCTTGAACTCGCTTCCAGGGGCGCCCAACCTGAATGGCCTCAACCACAGTGGGGTTGTGGGTGTACGTCTTCACTCGGAGACGTCCACGTAAGGCAGATCCTCGTCGAACCAGGCGACAGTTTCGCGGTCGAGGGCCTCGAGGGTGACGTACATTCCCGGGTCGAGGTCCGCGATCTGGCCCTGTGCGGCGTGGACGGTTACGCGCGCGAGGCTGCCGTCTTCGTTGAAGTAGATACCCAACGCGCGCTTCTCGTGAGACCGCTCCGCCTCGATGGACACCAAGTGGGTAACGGCTCCGAGGTTGTGGCCGGTAACCTTGGTGCCCACTGCGATAGGCGGTCCAGGCTCGGCGAGCTGAAGCATGCCCTGCGTCTTGGACAGAACCTTGATGCTGTCCTTCTTCTTGTTACTCATATGCGTATCCCTTCGTGTTCAAAGTTGCCCCGTGCGTTTCCAGAAGCTGTAGTGCAGTCCGATGAGAAAGTCGTTCAGTTCGTTGCGGTCGACGTGATTAGGGAGGGTGGATCGTTCGATGTTGGTCTCGAGGTTCTGGGTGTAGAGATCCAGCCAGGAAGTGACTTTGTCCACCGAGTACCGGCCCCGGCGCACATTCCGTAGCCACTCCACCTCGAGTGGCCGCATGGGAATACAGATGTCATGATCCCGCATCAGTTCCGTGCCCTGGATAGCCAGACGGAGAGCGTGGTACGCCATCTTCGTGTCGAAACCGTACTGCTCCACCAGCTCGCGGCGGTTCTTGTGCTTAGACTTGCCCTTCTCGCCGAGCATCCGGGCTCGCTGAGCCTTTAGGTATCCGTGGAACCTCCACCCAGCATCCTTGGAGAGGAACAGATTCCGGTTGGATACGATCTGTTGGCCTTCTGGGGACTTGTGGTAGATGGACTTGGGTGGTGCGAACAATGGCAGTAGCACGGTCGGATTACCCTGCGCTGCAAGACGTGCCCACTTGTTCAGTGCGTACGTTGTATGGTCAGTGTCCCCGTGTTGGCTGCGCACGCCATCTGGAATGCGAGTCCCATCAGCATGCCAGCGATCGGCATACTGCTCGAACTGCTCAAGTCCAAGAACGCATTCCGGTGGTGGGATACACACGCCCATCTCGTCGTGGTCATCAGTGTTGGCGAGAGTCACACCGTGCAGACCGGATCCAACTTCAGTGAGGAGAATCAGCCCTCTCGATGCAATCTCCCTATGGCGAGGAGAGTGGTGGCTCACTCCGTCACCTCAGTGTAGGGGCCAAGTTCGGTGAGGTAGAAGGGGTAGTTCCCAATCGAGATCTTGTCCCAGGGTTGGTATGGGCCGGTGCGGAGGTACCAGAATCCATTGGTGTACCGGTAGTGCCAGTCACAAGTGCCGGTGACCTTCTCTGTCCACACGGTCCCGTCGCGTGCCTCTTCACAGGCCAGTGATGGGAGCTCACGTGACTCGGCAGTGACGGGGTAGGCCTTGTCGTAGAGCTCGCCGTACGCCTTAAGCAGTTCCTCAGCCTTGTGACGCGAGCCATTGAGGAGGAAGTTGTGTCCTTCAAGTGACACCGTCCACTCATCTTGCCGTGCCGAAGTGGCGACTGCTGAGCCCGGGGCCGTGCCGAGGACAGCCTCGTACTTGATACTCGCTGGACGAGCTGGTGTGTAAGCAATTCCCATAGTCAAAGTGTTGCACCGGGTTTCGTGTTCATGTGGGTAGCGTCCGCGCGCGCACGCGCTCTAGTACCGTTCCCGACTTACGTAACGACTACCTCTATGTCAACGTGAGATGCGTTGACTGCAAGGGTTATTCATTGCACCGAGAACCTTGCCCAAGTGGGGACGCTGCGGTCTGGAGGTTGATGCCCTTCGGGCGCCACGCCTACCCGGCGTGGGCCTCCCTAGCGGGAGGTGCGTGCTCACTGCGTTCGCACTCTCCTTTTAGGGAGGCTACGACACGGTGGAGGGTTCATGTGGGTAGACAGTCTTGACCTGCTGAAACACGTAGGAATACTCAATCGGTAAGTCCAAGAATGGGGGGATCAGTAGAATGGGATTCGAGGCTCAGGGAGGCCGAGCAAAGTAGTATCCCTTCCTGTCGACCTGAGTGCGCAGTCGCGCCGCCGAGGGAGTCGTGACCCTCGGCGCTCAAACCCACACGAACACAGTCGGGGAGTACCTCCACGCTGGTTGCGTGACTAGATCAGCGACCAAGTTCCTGGAGAGTCGGAACGAAAATATCCTTGAGCTCTTTCTGCTTGATGAGGCGATTCGCGAGCGGCACAAGGAATCCGATACTGACGCGGTGTTAACGCTGAAGATCCAACGCACGCGCATATGCAAAGAGCTCCGAGGGATGGACGTGGAGCCATGGCCTCTTGATGTGGTGCAAGACAACAGTTGGCTTGTTCGCCAGCAAACTGCATCATGTGGGTAGTTGATAGAATTACAGCTATGTCTACTGCTAATTGGCTACGTCGCTTGGCGCGCAAGAACAACGTTGTTGTGCTTGATGATCCAGACGCAGTATCGGCAACATTGCAGATCGCGGCCCGTCTTCTGGCAAATGGTTGGACCCAGGGATACCGCTTTGAGCGGGTAGGTGACGGTATGCGCTACGACATCCTTGGGGCTCTTGACGCCGCCGTAGGCAAGTCAGCAGCGAAGGACGACGCCCGGACCTGGTGGGGGGCCCACCGGTTGATTTCGCGAGCGATTCCAGCCGGATTTGGCGGGGATGTGTCGGCCTACAACGACGACCCGGCCCGTACGCAGGGCCAGGTAGTGGAACTCATCCGAGGAGTCGCCCGGAGTCACGGGACGGTCCTACAGGCTCAGAAGAAAGTGACACCAGCATGAGTGATTCCAACGCGGGCACCACGATTGGCTGCACCCTCCTCTTCGGGATCCTTGCGTTCCTGAAGATCGGGCCTTACGAGAATCCAGTGCAGGACTGGTCGTGGTGGTGGGTAACCGCTCCGTTGTGGGCTGGTACCGCATTCCTACTCGTGGTCGCGGCGGTGTTCGGAATTCTGGCGCTGATACTCAAAGTGATCGACAAGAACCTCAACTGATGTTTCAAATCCCATGGTGGCCATGGGCATTCATTCTTTTCGTTTTTCTCTACATAGGAGCATGGTGAGCGAAGCTGTCAAGCACTCAACCCTCGCAGAGGCCCTGGTTGCCTTCCAGGCCGAAGTTGGCTTCGTCGCCAAGGACACTCAGAACCCATTTTTCAAGTCGAAGTATGCAGACCTTCCCGCAGTGATGCGTGAGGCTCAGCCCGTACTGGCCAAGCATGGACTTGCTGTGTCCCAGTTGCCGTCCTTCTACGACACCGATGGCAAGGTCTACGACACGCTCAAGACTGTTGTCATCCACGAGAGTGGGCAAGAAGTCGCTTCGACGATGGTCCTGCACCCGGTGAAGAACGACCCTCAGGCCCACGGCTCCGCGATCACCTATGCGCGTCGCTACGCCTATATGGCTGCGCTTGGTCTCGTGGCAGATGTGGACGATGACGGTAACGCGGCGTCGGCTCCAGCCAAGGCTGCTCCGCGTAAGGCTACGCCGAAGAAGGTCACCACCAACCCCGAAGCCGCTGAGGCGCTCGAGCGTGTGAAGGCCGCAGCCAAGGCTGCCGGTGTCGTGTCGAAGGACGTTCAGGCATGGTTCGCCGAGACGTACCCGGACGGCGGTGCGGTAGTCAGCTCCACTGATGTGGACGCACTGACCGCAACCGCTGCCCACTTCGAGCTGCTTGCGAGCGCCTAATTACTGACTGGGCCATCCCTCGGGACCGATACCAGCGACCCATGCTGTTCACCCCTGACGGTGGACGCCGGGTCGCCTACTCGCGATGCTCAACGCTCGCTAAGGATCTCGACAAGCCCGGAGATGGGTTGTTCGCGTGGCACCAGGCCAACGCCATGTTCGGCCTCGCACAGAATCCCCAGCTCCTGAACCGCGTCAGGGCGATCATTGCCAAGGGCGGCACCTGGGATTCGAGCAAGGGCGAGATCCGGGAAGTCATCTCACAGGCCGAGACCATCGGCGGCGCGATGAACAAGTCCTCCCGGGGCACCTCGATCCATGACTTCACTGGCGTGCTGGAAGAGGGCAGCCTCGACTGGTCGCTGGTCGACGAGGATATGAAGCCGATCCTGGATGGCTACCACGAGTTCATCGCATCCCTTCCTGGGATGAGTTTCCTCGCGCGCGAGGTCTTCCTACAGGCGAATGACCGCATCGAGTTGCCGGATGGCCGCGTCGCCACGCTGCGTGCTGCTGGATCCGCTGATCGCATCGTCGAATGGGATGGCACTCGCTACATGGTTGACATTAAGACCGGTAAGGATGACCAGTACCGGATGGGTGTCTGTGCCCAGCTGGCGCTCTACGTCCTCGGGAGGCTCTACCAGGACTCCGCAGTCCACCAGGACATTCCGTGGGCCGACTTCTGGCCGAACGCCGATGGCACTGCTGAATTTGCCGACCACGAGTGCGACAACGAGACCGCTCTGATGTTCCATTGCCCGCAGACACCCGACTCGCGTGGCCGCTGGAAGTGGGGGATCTACGAGGTTCCCCTTGCGCGTGGCCGAGACATTGTTCGTGGTGGCCAGTGGGCCCGCAAGCTTCGCGTTGTTCCCGAGCTGAAGAGGGTTGCCTGATGTCTGCGGAACCATCAGCAGAGCTCAGTCTCCATGGCGAGATCGATGACAAGGTCGCCCGTAAGACCCTGAGCCATCTTCGTGACATCGACATCAATACGCCTGGGCGTCCGATCGATCTGATCATCAACTCACCCGGTGGGTCCATGGAGCACGGGGACGCCATCTACGACGAGCTCGTGCGGATGTCTGTTGCGGGTGGTGGAGGCCATCACATCACCACTCGCGTGCGCGGTCGTGCTGCGTCTGCCGCTTCCTTGATCCTCCAGGCTGGTGATAAGCGCCTTGGTGGACGAATGAGCTACATCTACATGCACGAGCCGTTGTCTACGTTCCACGACCAGACGATGGCCCAGGTGCGCAACGAGCTCGAGTTCTGTGAGAAGTGGGTGGAGCGATACATCGACGCCCATGACCGCTGCAATATCTCGTACGCCGAATTCCGTGAACGCATTCGGGATAAAGAGTGGTACCTGGCGATGGATGAGGCTGTGGCACTGGGGATTGTGGATGGTATCGGATGAGTAGCGTCAGTGAGCAGCTCGAGATCCAATCCAAGCGGTTGCCGAAGTGCCACCTGGAGTGGAACTTCGCGTATCCGTGCGGAGAGCTGGCGCACCGCGATGAGGTTGGCGAACTTACAGAGGCTCAGGCGCGAAACTACGTATCCCAGGATCCTGAGCGGAAGCTGATGCAGCGCACTGTCACTGACTGGTATGAGGCCGAATGATTGCGAATCTGACTGTCAGTCCTGAATCGGCGAACGTCGAAGAGTTTGGCGGCAGGGTTGTGCGCTCCTTCACGTCGTGGCGGATCGACTGGCTCGAGTGCAAGAACGATCAGGCCTGTTGCCTAGAGCGTCGCGCACTGCACTACTCAGATATCCCCTGTGTCCTGCAGGAGATCTACCGCAATGAGTGACGAGCTAGAAGGTTACGAATACACGGATCTCACGCCGGATCACATCGATCGTGAGTTGGATCGGGTGAACTACCTGATCACGAAATGGAACAAGATACTCGCTTGGCACCGCGCGCAGAAGGACTGGCGCGCAACTCGATTCGCTGTAGCCGAAGCACGTCAAATGATGTCTTTCGGGGGTGCGGTTGGTAAGGCAAAGGCTCACGCAGCCAAGGAGACTGAGCAAGAGCGCATCGATCTCGATATCGCCAATGCCCAGCTTGGTCTCTGTGAGCGGCGGTTGTCAGCGCTTGAGAAAGAACTGATCGCGATCGGCATGCGCTCCAAGCTGTTGGCGCAAGTATTCGGAACCGGTGGAGGAAACTTCTAATGGCGCGCAGGCCAATCCCAGATCCCATCCAGTTGCCCCCTCAGCGACCGCAGTTTGATCCGTTCGCGATCACATTGCCGTTCGCCATTGCTGAAGCTCCACGGACGTTCATTAACTTCCTTGCATTGCATACGAGCATCCCCAAGAGCTATCGCGAGAAGATCGCAGACTGGCTGCTTGGGTACAACCAGCTCCTCGCCGAGTATCTCCATGCGGCATACGGGCCGATGGGTGTGGCCGCAGGCGAGGCTATTGCGCAAGAGGTTGGCAAGAGCTTCCTGGAGACCGTAACCGAGCTGTACAACGAGGCCGAGGGAGACTTCTTCAATCGCCTTGAGGACGAGATGCGCGATGAGTAGTTCTGCCCAGATTCCCATCTCATACGGCGAGGTCTTGTATGTGGCCCTCTCGCATGTACTCGACTACCTGGAAGAGTATGGAGAGTACCCAGCGGGAATGGCCACGAACATGCGCGTGGTGCTCGCCTCCTACAACCATGACCGCACAAAGGCGCTGCAGGCCAGAGGAATCTCCGAAGAAGCTGTGAGGCGATATACCGCTCAGTCTGCTGAGGGTCTCGCTAAGTGGTTGGACAGCAAGGCATTGCGCGACGAGAACTCCTCGGTGCATTTCGAGGAATGGTCGAAGGAGCTGGGCCTTGAGTGAAATTGTGCTTCGACTCGTAGGTAAGTGGCCCGATGAGGGTTGGCAAGACCCGGAGACCGGCGAAGAATTCTTCAACGACACCGTACTTGCCGAGGGTTATGGCCAGGTTGGACGCTTCTGCGTTGGGCACAGTGACGACGGACCAGTCATTCTGGCTGCTGATGAGTACATGCTCGCCGGGAAGGGGCTCGACCCTGTTCTCATGGATAGGGATCGCATTACGGCGATCAACTCTCCTTTCGGGTTCACCATCCTGCGGTGTGACGCGGCAAACGGCTACGTCGAGTACCGCATCCTTGATGACGACGTTGTGTGGTGGGACAAGCCAGATGCAGACACGAATCTTCGTTTCTGCGTGAGGAACTTCCACGACTGGACTCCCACCATGGACGCGCGGAGTCGGTCCCAAAGCTACATCGAGACAACGTATCTGGGGGAGATGTGAACTCCATCCGCGTGCGGCTGGAAAGCCGTATTGCACAGGCTATTCGCAGTCACCCTCGTTCGGACTACCAGGTTGCCCTCACGCTTACTCACGGCGCTGCGCTACTGACAATTCCTGGTGGTGATGCGCATTCGGTTCGAATTACGCAAGAGCCAGATGGGCTTTGGCTCACTCTGGAATTCAAGGAGAACGCTCTGTGAACCCCTTAGCTTGGGTGCTGCGGAAGCTGGCCATCATCTTCGGTGACCTCCAGGAACCTGACCTCACCCCGGGCGCGTGGTTCTGCTACTACCTGGGTGACTACCTCGTCGCACACCCTAACGAGAAGACCGTTAAGTCGTCGGTTGTCGAACTCTCTACTGGTGAATTCGTTTGGGCCACAGAGACACCGGAGTGGGATCGCGACTGGTTCGAGGCGCGCGGGTTCAACTTCCCCGAGCGCTGGACTCTGTATAGCTCCCTCGCTGGGCTCAATGTTGAAATGAAGGGACTTGGATCCTGATGCGCCCATCACATTTTCACGCACCTGGCATGCCGAACAGGCTGCCCGACCAGCGTCCGTACAAGGACATCAACGGCGAGCTACAGAGCGGCAAGACCATGTCTTTCCCGAAGGTACTACGCGGCATGCTGGAACGCCGCAAGGCCGAAGAGTTCAAGAGGGGCAAGCGCAATGGCTGATTTTGCAGCACTGGACGCGGAACTTCGGAGCTGGACGCGCACTACTCCTGCACCAGACCGGGTCCGCTGGCTACCCATAATCGACTTCAGGCCATGGGAGCGGGAGTTGATGCAGAAACTGCTGGGTATACAGCCAACCCCTAGTCGATTGTTCGTTAGCCTTCCCCGTCAGTTTTCGTGACGGAGAAGCTCTGCCGCATAGAGATCCCTCAGCGCTCAGGCGGCCTGTGTGAGCGCTGCGGCATCGGGGGTGGGTTGTCCATGCACCACCGTAAGAAGAGGTCTCAGGGAGGTCCCTGGAGCCTCGACAACATCGTTCACGTCTGCGGCCACGGAACTGCCGGTTGCCACGGTTGGATTGAGCACAACCCCAACGCAGCTCACTCTGAGGGGTATCACGTAAGGCCTTGGGAAGAACCAAGTTCCATCCCGATCTACCAGCACCACCTGGGAAAGTTCACCCACATGAACCTACTAGGGGGCGAATATCATAGAGACGTTGATCTACGAGACCCATGGTCCGACAGCTGATCCCGAACGAATCGAGAGCTTATGAGTATCACCCTTCCTGATGTGACCGTTGTCGGAACTCTTACCCGCGATCCTGAACTGCGCTTCACCGGCAGTGGCAAGGCAGTCGTGAGCGTGTCGGTCGCAACGAACACCCGCAAGAAGGATCCGGCTGGCAACTGGGTCGACGGCGACACCACCTTCCTGAACGGCAACGTGTGGGAGAAGTTCGCGGAGAACATCGCTGAGAGTCTCTCTCGCGGAGACCGCGTCATCGGCCATGGCCAGATCAAGCAGCGCGAGTTCGAGACGAATGCAGGTGAGAAGCGCCGCGTTTTGGAGGTGGAATTCGACTCCTTCGGACCTGACCTGCGATTCGCCACCGCAGCCCCGCAGAAGGCCGGTGGGGGCGCACGCCAGAAGCCCGCTGAAGATGCGTGGGGCGGCGATACCAGCAACGATGAACCGGATTGGTGAGCGAGAAACTCACCCCCGGCGAGGCGCGTAAGAAACACGCTCGGTCCTTCAGGCAGTTCTGGGATGCATATCCCAAACACATTGCCATCAGTGAGGCCGAGCGTGTTTTCGCTGACCTCGTTGAGAACAAGGGGCAAGATCCGGCCAAGCTGATTACGTCAGCGCAGAACTTCGCAATGACCTGCGATCCAAACGATCTGACGTATGTTCCCTCCGCTCATTCCTGGCTCAAGCAGGGCAGGTATGACGATGTCGACCTTTTCGCCGATGAGCGAGCAGCGCAGCGCAATTGGCTGAAGCAGCAATGGAAAAGCGCGAACGTCAAGGCAGTTGAAGACCGATTCGGTATCAAGATGCCCAAGCTGTATCCGCCTGATGAGATGACCAACCCTGAGGCTATCCGCTTCTGGCACAGGGAGGAATCGCGGGCCTGGATCACCAAAGTTTACAGAGAGAAGGTCGAGTGTCAGGAGACCGAGAGCCAGCCCACGACCTCCGAGCCGAGCAAGGCGTAATTGGCGCCCTCCTCCTGAACCCTGATGTGTTCTCCAAACTGGAGGGACTAAGGGCCGACCACTTCTACCACCCCACGAACGAGCTCCTCTTCACGTGCATCCAAGGGATGTATGCGGAGGCAGTGCCGATTGATGCCATGACGGTTTTCGATCGGCTGCGTCGCAGCAAGGATCTACGCAAGTCCGGTGGTGCCCCATACCTACAGACCTGCATGGAACACTGCAATGTTCCCGGGAACGTTGGGTACTACGCGCAGATCGTCACTGAGCAGTGGAAGATCCGCACCGTCAACGGCCTCGGTCAGAGGTTCCAGCAGCTTCATGACGACCCAGGAGAGATCCCGGAGGCCATCGAGGCTGCACGCTCCTTCCTGGACCAGCTGGACGACATGCAGGAGGTCTACTCGCTGGGCTTCCGCGATCTGTATGACCAGTGGTCCACAGCCCAGGAGGATGACCGTCCATTCCTCGCCACCCCTTGGTTGAACGTCAATGACCAGCTGGGCGGGGGATACCAGAGCCAACGCCTGTATGTGACTGGCGCGCGCCCCGGGTGCGGGAAGACGATCTTCGGAACGCAGGTCTCGTGGCATATCGCTAAGCAGGGCTACGAGACACTGGTGTTCTCTCTGGAGCTGTCAAAGGACGACCTGATGGGTCGTCTCGCCGCGTGTGGCACTGAGACCGCGTACACCCCGATCTTCCGGCGCAAGATGGACCCGTCCCAGCAGGAGAAGATCAGCCGCTGGGCAGCCGACAACGCGGAGATCCGGTTCACTATCGACGATGAGCCAGACCTCACGATCGAGGAGATCGCTCAGCGCTGCCGCGTACACAAGCAGCGCTATGGCCTGGACTTCGTGTTCATCGACTACCTGCAGCTCGTCAAGTCTGCCAAGCGATTTGATTCACGTGTACTCGAGGTTGACTACATCGCAACGATGGCGCGCAGTATCGCCCGTCGCATGGATTGTGCCGTTCTCGTTGCAGCACAGCTCAATAGGAGCCTCGAACAGACGAACGGAAAGCCGCGCATGCCGAACAAGTCAGACTTCCGTGAATCTGGGGGCATCGAACAGACCGCTGACGTCGCAGTAATCCTCGCGCGCCCACCTGCCTCCACGGGCGATGGTGAGGACCAGAGCGTCCCGCTGATGAATGCGTGCTTCGTGAAGAACCGCCAGGGCCCGGAGGATGTCGTGATTCTCGCCGAGCGCTTCGATCAGATGCGGTTCGCGGCATGAAGCTCTGGAACTCAAGCCAGGAGTGGTACCAGTACATCCAGTGCGGCGGGGATATCCGATTCATCAAGGACCCCAACGAACTTAGCGGCAAGGACATTAAGGAAGTACAGGCGATCTGCGCCCAGTGCCCCGTTCGCCCCGAATGCTTGAAGGCGAATTGCGTTGACCGACAAGAGGCTACGGTCTGGGTGGCTGGGGAATGGATTCCCGAGATGCCCGGGAAGACAAAGAACGCGAAGAATCGACGCGCCTTGTTCTACGCGGGTATGGCTGACCGTATCCCTGAGGAAGAGGCCAATCGACCAGATTTCATCCGGTAGACGGCAAACCTCACCCAGTAGTTGTTTGGTAATCAACAATCCCCAGATTTTTACCCCATGTGACCGGGGTTACAGTCTCCTGAAAGGGAGCTGGGAGGAAGCTAATGGGGAGGTGGGGGATCGTTTGCAGTTCATGTGGGTGCCGCATGTCATACCCTCTCGGTATGGTGATTCCAACGATGGACAGCCAACCGGGGAGGTTGACGGTCTGTCGCGTGAGAAGGTTCGGACGTAAAGGTAGCGGGTCGTTGAGTAGGAACCGAAGTTCGGCGAAAGCCGCAGGGGCGAAGTTCAATCGCCTCATTGTTGATGGGCTGCGAGAAGCATTGCAGGATCCCAACATTCAAGTTGCACCAAGCTGGGGGAGTGTCGACAAGGGTGACGTTGTCAACTTCCGAATCGGTGGCCAAGACATCGTTATCGAAACTAAGGACGTAACTACATTAAGCCTTCCCGAAGGGGTCGGGGAGGCTAAAGTAGAGGCCAAGAACGCGGGCGCTCTCGCCGGGTTCTTCGTTCACAAGCGCAAGGGCACAACTGATCCCATGAAGCAGTGGGTTAGCTGTACTCTCGCCGAACTTGTCGCACTTGCAACAAAAATTCCGGTACACGACCGGGATTGATTGAAGGGATACAACCAAATGACCGCTATGATCGATCACCCATCACCGGCTAGCGACCTGGATCTTGATTGGCGCAGCAAAGCCGTATGCGATCCATCTGATACCGAGTCCCACTTCCAGACGGTGGAAGACCTCGTTGAGGATGGAGTCCCGCAGGAGCTGGCTACGGAAATGGTGGCCTATGCCGAGCAGCGCGCAAAGGCCACGTGCTCGCGTTGCCCTGTGATGGATAAGTGCCGTACCTGGGCCCTGGAGAATGGGGAGGAGTTCGGCATCTGGGGTGGAACCACCCCCGCTGAGCGCGCAGCATTGCGTCCCGAGTGGCCCGCGATCAAGAAGATCACCTACCTGCCGGTGGAGCCACTGCCTGGTGAAGCTCTTCATGAGCACAACGGTGTGGATACCCGCTACCGCAATCGCCTGGTCAAGGCACGGTTGGCTCACGAGATGCTGTCTTCTCAGCCCGAGTTCGCTGTGTTCCACCGTCGCGTGGGTCACCAGGGTCGTCAGGCATGCCTGGATGTGGTGGACGCGATCATCGCCAATCCATCCACTCCAACTACGGATCTAGCTGCACGCATTGGGAAGTCATCGAACTTCTTCAGTCAGCTGTTCAGTTTGGTGTGCCGCGAGCTGGGTATCTAGCAAACCCAGCCTCGCGCACCATCGCTATATAATAGAAGTAGCTGTTGTAGAGCTACGCTCCAGCAGTCGCCCCGGTCGATGTATCTAGACGCCCTCTCACGCGCCGCCGACCGGGGCTCTACTTTTTCTCACCCACATGAACCCCGACCCCGTCGATACCATTACTTACATGGATGGAAACGACTGGGGCGCAACGGCATCACTGAATGGAAGCATTCAGGCGCTCTCGGAAACCGTTGCAATACAAAGGCTTCAAGTCGCAGAGCTGAACAAGCAGGTTAGCGACGCATACTTCGCACTTGGTGAGGTCTACGGCATTGCCGTCCGATCTGGATACGCATCGATTGAACGTGCGATCGAGCGGTGGGCAGGACTCAACCGATGAGTCGACCACCTGATGTCACGTTGAATCGACAGGATGGAACTCCATACCTGTTGCGGTGGCATGTCATTCCCCGAAACAAGCGATTCAACATCTACCTTCACAAGTTCCTTGGTTCGGATGATGACCGCGCGCTTCATGACCACCCCTGGTGGTTCGTGTCAATCCTGATGAAGGGCTCCTATTGGGAGCATCGGGCTGATGGCTCGCGGAACCTGCGCAAGGCTCCCAGTATCGCTTTTCGTCGAGCCACTACGGCCCATCGCGTGGAGCTCGAGACTGGAGCTTTTGTAGACCCGTGGGATCCGAATGACGCGGGGCCCAGCTTCGAGATCCCAGCCACCACCCTGATTCTAACGGGGCCGAAGGTGCGGTCCTGGGGATTCCACTGCCCAAACGGTTGGAAGCACTGGCGAAAGTTCATCAATCACAACGGATGTGGAGAGAAATGAGTTTCCGAACCTTCCTATTCATCGCCGCACTGGTCACCTCAGTGGCGATTGCTGCGGATCTCGACGCCCCTCGAGTTTTTGCGGCGTGGGCGGTTGAGTTCTTGCTTGGTATCGGCGTCGCCTGGTCGATCGAAGGGGACGTCAATGACGCGAGGCGTGGGCGATGACCGAAGACCACTCGCATGTGGACGGCGAAAATCCGATGGTGCCCGCCGACTCCGAATGTGCGCCTGAGCGTTGGTCTCGCATCCCGGGTCGTGCGCTGAAGCGCAGCCTGGCAATGGGGCGTGGCGACTACAACCCGAAGCGTTCACGTGTGCGCCGTCGCATTCACCGTATCCGTCGACAGAAGGCATGGATTTGACCACGCTCATAGTCGGCTCCTCGGCTGCAAAACACTGGTTCACCGACTGGCGAGAGCCCAAGGATCTGGACGCCTTTAGTGACAAGCCGTGGGGGGACACTCTTCCATCTCGGGTTTACGGACAGAAGGATCTAGGCGACTTTTTCTGGGATGACCGGCTGCGCGAATTGATCGGTGCGACCAACTGGATGGGCTACCGCTATGCCAATCCTGACGAGATGTACACAATCAAACACTCGCACGCCTACTGGGAGCTGAAGAACAACTCCTGGGGTAAGCACATGGCCGACCTGCTTGATCTCAAGCGCAGGGGAGCCAAGCTTGTCCCCGAATGGCATGACGTTCTCTACAAGGTGTGGGAAGACCTCCACGGCAAGAAGCAGGTGGATCTCACCCAGGAGTCGGGCGAGTTCTTCACCGACGCGGTGAAGCGCATCTACGACCATGACTCCATCCACCACTCAGTGGCCTACACGCCCGGGAAGCCCATCTACGACGAGTGCCTGAAGGATGACAAGTCGGTTCAGATGGACATGGCGAAGGTCTGGGCTATGCCACACGAGCGGATCGTGCAGATGTTCCGCGAGGAGATCTACGTGACCGCGCTGGAGCGGCTGGTGATCCCCAACGACTACAAGTACTCACCCGGCGCGGCATACCAGTGGGCCCTGCGCCGCACCATCACCTCCCTGACTAAAGGGAGGAGCGCCCAGTTCATCGTGAGTCACTTCGACGAGTTCCGCGCGCCGGACCTTAACTACGTGCAGTGGCACAAGAACAACAGCCATTTTCTGACGCGATTGGAAACCGCATGAACTACACCGTCAAGGACATCGTTGATCTCGCCACAACCTTCGTTGCGCCACCTATTGCGTGGGCAGGCTTCTACAACCTGCTGGAGGTAGGGGCCTCAATCGCCCTTCCAGGCATTGGCGTCGCCAAGCTGGTGGAGGCGGAAACCCCCGAGAAGGAAGAGGGGTCTCGGACCTCGGCATTCTTCGTCTTCGAGGTCGACTCGTTATCAGGCACGCGTTACTTCAAGCACGAGGGCTATGCAACTTCGTATGACGGAATCCATTGGGGTGGAGAGACTACCGAAGTCGAACCTGCCGCAGTGAAGAAGACTGACTGGAGGGCAATCTGATGAGCTACACCGTTGATGAACTCAACACTGCGATCGAAGAGGACACCGAGGAACGGTGGGAGGGCAACTGGTACGGCTTCTACGATCGCGCTGAAAACACGCACGAGTACGTGAAGGTCCCTGAAGGTACCAAGGGTGCCCACAGCTTTGATGGCGGGAAGACTTTCGAGAAGTATCTTCCGAAGGCCGAACCGGGCGTGGAGATCCCAGGACTTGGCCGCGCTCATCTTGTTGAAGACCATGGTGGTGGTGAGGGGTCGGGCGAAGAGCGTTGGTTCGTGTTCGCTGTCACTGACGCTGGTGGCAATGTGCGCCACTTCCGACGCAACGGCTATTACGCATCGTTTGTTGGTTCCAATTTCGATGGCCCCACTGAGGAAGTGCGCTCCGTCGAGAAGCTCGTTTCTGTCTGGGAGGCAATCAAGTGAGTTACACCATCGCGGACATCGAAGAGCTAGTCGAGCAGACTGGCTGGGATTACACGTACCGGAGCGGCGACACCGAGCGCGTCAGTGGGTGGACTGAGTTCATGGAGTACGTCCATGTCAGCCGGAAGCGGTGGAACTCGGACACTCGCGGATACGATCCGATCCCTGAGTCGGAGATCGAGTACCGCCACTTCGAAGGCTTCGGTCGCATTGAAGTCGTTGATAGTTTCGGCGGTGAAGGCCAGGGCGACCAGTATTGGTTTGTCTTCAAGGTCACCGATGATAACGGTGAAGTCCGCTACTTCCGCCGCGACGGCTGGTATGCCTCGTTCAATGGGGGGTATTACGACGGCCCGACCGAAGAGGTTGTAGCGCAGGAGAAGACGATCCAGGTCTGGGTGAAGAAGTGACCCCAGAAGCGATCACGGAAGTCGCGCGTCAGATCGCGATAGAACATCTGGAAGACGGAATCGAGTTCAGCTCAGTCTATGAGCGTGACGAACTCAGCGAGGTGGATGAGGACGTCTTGCGGGACATCCACGACCAGGCGAACGACTTTATCAACGAGTTGGCAAGGAGTATGGGCGCGTGAGCGTTGGCGAAGTGATGACCACCTCCTCCACAGGAGGGCAGAAGGCGGGCAACGACGTTCGCATGTCACTGCCTCCCGTACGCGAGCTGCTCGAGGTCGCAGAGCTCTACGGCAAGGGCGCGAAGAAGTACTCAGACCACAACTGGGCCAAGGGCTATGAGTGGTCTAAGAGCTATGACGCCATGATGCGCCACGCCATGGAATGGTGGGCAGGCAACGAGTTCGACGAGGGCGAGGGTGGCACTGGTCAGGAACACCTGGACGCAGTAATCTTCCACGCCTTGACGCTCAAGTACTTCCGCAAGCATTTCCCCGAGTTTGATGACCGCTTCAAAATCCCGAAGAGGCCAGAGGAGAAGCTCGGCGAGCAGGTGTGGCCGAAGGTGCCTCGACCCAGGGAGGTTAAAAACCTGGACGAAGCGTGGATGCGGGAGTTCGAATGGCGCAGCAGGTATCTGATTTATGCTTGGAGGGCCGACAGCGGAAAATCAGGTTGGCATTACCGTGCTGATGACCCGGGCCATCACAGGTGGTCGTGGTCTTCGGAGAACCTGCTCACTTACACCTATAACAACGGGCCGTTCACCCGCGACTAATGCGCTATTCCGAAAAGGGCTGGATCGGCCTGGTGGCGTACATCGCCGCCATTGAATACTTTGCGCCCGAAGATGAGAAGCTCAGCCACCAGTTCGATAGGTGGCTGAGCTCTCGTCTTGGATGGGCTATTTGTCATGCGGCAGTGGCTATTACAGGACTGCATCTCCTGAACTACCTGAATGAGAGGGTCGACCCGTACGCAGGCTTCGGCCGAAAATAGCTACCCACATGAACCCGGGATGCCGAAATACACTGGGACACATGGAAACTTTGAAAACACCAGGGACACAGCTCCCATTCCACTACTCCAACGGACACGTCACGGTCGCACTGGAGGATGGACGTTACCTCCTGATCGTCGCAGGGCCAGACGCGCTCGTAGCGTCGCCAAAGAGCGCCTGGGTGCAGACCGTGGAAGAGCGCAACGAGATGGCTGACAGGCTGCTCGAGGCCCTTCTCACTGGTACGACCCTCGACTGCTTCGCGGCCTCCGAGTGAGCGCTACGGGCGAGTTCGAGCATTTCGGTCAGCTCGAAGCCATCAGGACGGAAATGGGCGTGACCATCCGCGTCACCGAGAACATCTTCGTTCAGGTGCTTGCTCACGAGAGCGGTGACGTACATGCCTTCCTGATGTCCGGTGAGCAATTGCGCTCCATGACAGGAGAATTCGTCGCCCATTGGGATGGGCTCGACATCGCGAAGCTCGAAAAGCAGTTCCAGAACTGAGATAGGCGAATACATGACGGATGCGAAGATCCTGGCCATCGATATCGAGCGCCAGTCGGCTTTAGTCGACGGTGTATGGGAAGGGAAGCAGTACGGAAGCTGGATTGCCCCCGAACGTGTTATCGAGCCACCTCGCACCATCTGCTTCGCCTATCGGTGGATTGACGACCCTGACCACAAGACGAAGTTTGTTGCCGAGTGGGATGGAAACCTCCCGCAGGACAACCAGTCCCACACTCCCGGTGGTGGCCATCAGGCCATGGTGGAGGAAGCCTGGGATCTCCTGTCGGCAGCGGACTACGTCGTCGGCTACAACAGCAAGAACTTCGACGTCAAGCACCTCAACACCGCGTTCTGGTACTACGACCTCACCCCACCGGCCCCGCATGTGGATATCGATCTCATGAAGGAGATCGCGCGGAACTTCAACCCATACGCCAAGTCGATGCGATACGTCGCGAAGGCAAAGGCTATGGACGGCAAGGAAGACACTGAGAAGGGCCTTTGGCGCACACTGCGCTTCGGCCAGGGTGACGTTCTGCGTCGTGCGCGGAGGTCGATGAAGAAGTACAACATCCGCGATGTCGACCAGACCGTCGAGCTCTTCTACGACTCGCGCCCATGGTTGCGAGGCATGAACCTCGGCATGTGGGAGACCGACGGTGAGATGCATTGCCCGAATTGCAGTTCCACGCACATCACCCGCCAAGGAACTCGGAAGTCCGCTACGCGCGAGTATGCCCGGTTCCAGTGTCAGGAATGTGGCAAGTGGTTGCGCGATGTCAAGTCCATGAAATCCATTGAAGTAGTAGGAGTTTAGTATGAGTTCACAGATTGTTACAACGTTCAAGATCGTGGGCGAGACCGTGGATATCGGTTTCACAGGGATCCCGATTGAGTCGTCCGGCCAGTTTTTCTCCTGGCTTGGCACGGCTGCGGGAATCAGCGCACTCGCTGACGCCTTCGTCGCAGCCGCGAAAGACTCGGGTGCCTTCCCTGAGGAGTTCATCGCCGAATTGGAGCAGATCTAGGTGAGTTTGCGCCCCGATGACACGGTGCTCATTCGCCAGCTGGAAGAGGTTTTCATCAGCGAGCTCGATCGCCAGTACCTAGACGGTGAGATCGAGGAAACCACCACGGGCGAAGTCTATTTCGACGCCGTGGATGGTGAGCTGAGCGGTCGCCCGGACTGGTACAAGGCAGTCACCAAGGTGATGGAGGCCTACTGGGCTGAGGAAGGACGTTGATGGGAAAGCTGAATGGGGATCATCTGGATCCCACCGCGATCGACATCTCCACTGACCCGCTGGAGCGCCGCATGCGCGGCACCACTGCCCACGGCTGGATTCCGTTCGACGTCCCATTTATGACGGAGATCGGCCCCAACCTCTGGCAGGGCGGCTGCGAGACTGGGCTGAAGCTTCCCGGGAACATCAAGCACCTTGTGTCCCTCTACCCGTGGGAGCGCTACAAGACTCACGAGCATCTCGCCTCGGAGCTTTACGTCACCATGTATGACTCGACAGGGCAGGACACCTCACAGATCGAGGAGATCGCCCTCTGGGTTGCAGCTAAGAGGCGAACCGGCCCCGTGTTGGTTCATTGCCAGGCAGGCCTGAACCGGTCGGCTCTGATTGCTGCGCGTGCTCTTTGGCTTGACGGGGAAATCGGTACCGGCAAGGAGATCGTTGAGCACCTTCGTGCTACTCGATCCCCAGCGGTTCTATGCAACCCCGCGTTCGAAGCCGAGGTGCTGTCATGGGTGTGACCGTATGCCGGAAGCCTTGGAAGACTCCAATGGACACCTGGCTGGAAGTGGAGACGCCTGCGGTGGTGTGGAAGCACGTCCCATTTTTGGAGGAACGCTTCCAAGTATCCAACACAGGACAGGTTCGCACGCGCCCCTACCACAAGGAGTACGTGCGGAAGGACGGCACTACATTCGCCCGTCACTACCGAGGTCGCCTGCTGATCCAGCGGGTTGGCGGCGGAGGAGGTGGCCGACACCTCCTGAACGACCACCTGTATGTGTCGATCTACCGAGGTTCGGGCCGCGAAAGCAGCTGGACCCAGGACCACCGAGTCGACACCCTCGTGGCGTCGGCATTCCACGGACTGCCATACGACCGCAATGACCGCAGCGCATGCCAACTCTGGCGAGTCCAGCATCTTGACGGCGACCCCGACAACTGCAGCGCGGAGAACCTGAAATGGGTGCACAGCTTCGGTAGTGGGGATATCCAGTCCCGCTACAACGAGCAGCTGACGAAATGGGAAGCCCATGACGTGTCTGTCGAGTCCTTCATGGACCGCTTCTACTCAGTCGCATGAAGCGACTAATTGAGTCCTACCGCAGGTTGTTTCACTTCCGGCGCGCCGCACAACGTCCCGTGACCGTAGCCGAACTACTCACCAACAAACTCTAGGAGAACGCTTATGCCGCCCACAATGTGGATCACCCTGATCCTGCTCATCGTCGCCGGAATCGCTCTGGTCGCTACTCCGATTCTTCGTAAGGAAGATCGCCCAGCTTCCCTCCTGGTAACTGGAGTCGCGGGAGTGCTTGCGCTCGTCTTCGGTATCTTCGCGTCAATTACCACCGTTGGCACTCGCCAGATTGGTATCGAGACCACCTTTGGCCGACCGAACGGATCGACACTGTCGAATGGTCTGCACTTCAAGGCCCCATGGGCGCAGGTTACTGAGATGGATGGTGCTATCCAGATCGACCAGCACAAGGGCGACAACCGCGTCAAGGTTCGTCTGGGCAACTCGTCGACCGCCGACGCTGACGTATCGGTGCGCTGGCAGATCAAGCAGGAAGCCACACCCGAATTGTTCGTGCAGTACAAGACATTCGACAACGTGCGTACCAACCTGGTGACTCGCAACCTGCAGGTGGCGTTGAACGAAGTGTTCGCGACGTTCGACCCTTTGGCGCCGAAGAATCTCGACAAGTCTCCACTGCCAGAACTATCGGAGCAGGCCCGCAAGATCCTTGCCGAAAAGGTCGGCACCCAAGTCGAAATCTTGGACGTAGCTGTCCCGACGATCGACTACGACGAGGGCACGGAAGCCAAGATCAACCAGATCAACCAGGCTCGCGCCGCAACCTCGGTAGCCCTCCAGGATCAGCAGACCGCGTCAGCCCAAGCGGACGCTAACAAGAAGCTTGCCGACTCGGTGTCGCACGACCCCAATGTCCTGGTCTCCAAGTGCCTGGACATCGCCAAGGAGAGGGGCCTCGCGCTCCTCTGCTGGCCGACACCCGTCATGCCGACCGTCCCCACCAAGTAGGTGGGGACGTGTCTGACGTCAGCCTGATGGCCGCGCTTATCAAGCAGCATGCGAAGACCCGGGTCAATGGACGCTTCTACGACTGGACTGACGTCTATCCGAACGAGGGTGGAGCCCAGAAGGCCGCAGAGGCGCTGTATGAGGCGGGTTTCCGCATGATGACCGACGATACGGACAAGGCCCAGAACGCGCGCCTGGATGAACTTGAGCGCCGTCTGGTGCGTCTTGAGGGATGGGCCGGGTTGCCACTGTGAGCAGGCTACTGGTGGTGGCAGGTGACACCCGAAAGAAGCCGACCGTCATCTGCTGGTGGCGTCGTGAGCTACAGGAGCAGGACGGAACGAACTACATCGCCATCAGTCGGCTTGCGGTGGATGGCGGGACAGACTGGAAAGACCCATGGGCGGGGAGTATTGAGTACTTTGATGGCCGCGACGATTGGTTATTTCCTTACGCCCACCTCGTCTCACCCACGAAGTCTGTAATAGATAAGTATCCCGTCAAGCTTGACATTGTCGAGGTCTCCCGGAGGCGATACTTCCTAGACATCCTTGATGTGACCTGGCCGGGGCGTGGGTGGTTTCGGCTGAGCAAAAACGGAATTCACCACCCGGACGACTATAACGAGTCAGCCTATGACTGGCGCTGAGATCTACGACCTATGGCGTCCATGCGGTTCGAAGTACTGGTACGAGCTGGAGCACGAAGAGCAGCTTCGCTGGGAAGACTTGTCGCACAGCCTCAGTAGTCACAAGGGCCCTGAATATAGGCGTGGCTATGACGCCGGTTATGACGACGGATATGACATGGGCTACAGCGATGCGGAGAGCTAAGCCGAGAGCTCGTGAGATAATGGGTAGAGGAACCCATTGCCGACTTCATCGAAGAACGGCCCGCGCTCCCTCGGTCGCACTGGAGTCAAGTTTGACAAGGCGAAAGCCCGCGTTCTACGCGCAAACCAGATCTGCGACGAGTGCCATGAAATCATCGACCTAACCCTTCCATGGCCCGATCCGAAGAGCGCCACCGTTGACCACATCATCCCCGTGAAAGATCTCGCGTGGGATGACCCGTTGTGCTACGACGTCTCGAATCTCGTTCCCTGCCATCTGGTTTGCAACCAACGCCGAGGCGGGAAGGCGAAGAAGAAGGTCAAGCATCCCACATCCCGCAACTGGCGAGAATAGAGACAGCAAACACATGCTATCATTAATGTGTAAGCACAGTGTCTGTGCATCAAAGACTTTCACGCAAGGACTCTCAAATGGCTAACCAGACCAACAAGCCAGTGGCCGGTACCCCGCAAGCGGATCTCTTCCGCTCGCAGGTGGTTGAGGCCATTTATGGGTCGGCTGACCGCGACAAGTGGTCACAGGCGAAGGCTCATGGATGGTGGAACGGCACCACTCCCGTCAACGATGGAACTTTCCCGACTCCGCAGTAAGCACTGACTTCTCGGCGTTTGGGCCCCGGTTCCTCAGCGGATCGGGGCCCATTTTTATTCGCTAGAGGTTCATGTGGGTGGGTCGTAAACTTAGTTCAGCAAGAGGGGCTACCAGAGCCCAAAACCTGGTGATATGGGCGTGGTCCAAAGGCAGGACAACGGATTCCAAACCCGTTAGTGGGAGTTCGATTCTCTCCGCCCGTGCAATGCCTATGTGTGGCATGACATTTGAAAACTCCATAGAGATATAGTTACTTCAATGGGGCTGACAGGCTTTCGATTGCGAGCCAAGTCACCAGAGAAGCGTGCCGGGATGCAACGCCCGTAACAGTGCAAACACAATAACTGCAGCTTCTGCTCAGTCCGACTACGCCCTAGCTGCGTAGTTCGGTGGGGTACAACGGTTCACCCGTTCCGTGTGCCAATCCACCGTCGCCAATACGGGGACCGTCGCTCGGTTGACTAACGGTAGCGGCATACAAATTGCCTTAGTTCACCCGCCGTGAGGTGTGTAGATCGGCTGTGTACCGTGCGGTATTCCCTTCGAGGGTTTGTCTCGCAGATCGCACGGAATACGAGAAGACTGCGAGCTACGCACGTAGAGGACTGTGACAAGTCACGTAAGACCCCGGTTCAATTCCGGGCAGCTCCACGAGGGGGAGATCCGGGTTCGAGTCCCGGCTGGGTAGCTAGCAGCTGGCCAGTAGTTCAAGGGCAGAACACCCTCGTTAAACGACGCGTGGCCCCGGCTCGCGATCGACGTCACCACGTCGCGGAAGCGTTTCGGTGGTGATCAGCCGATTCTACGGGGAATGTGGAGAGACATCTCCGCGCGGCCATGGGGATGCCTGTGGTCACATGGATGACAGGGTAATCCCGCAGTAGGTTCCGATAAAAAGGATCCGACCTGAGGTGCCGTACCTGGGCCCTGTTGTCCATCATCTGCTTGTAGGGAAGTTTGGCCATCCCGCCTGGTTTGGGACCAGGAAACCGCACGTTCGAATCGTGCCTGGCAGACTGGTTAGGTTGTCAGTACACCTCCATGAGTAGGGAACTGTTCGTCTGTTCGCGGACGATAGACGTAAATTCGCGCGCTACGCCCCCCTAGCGTCAACATGGTGGGCTCTACTTGGCTTCAGGCTCTCGTGAGTCTGTGATGCGGTTGCCACGCCGTGCAGGGCCGGAAGGTGGCGTCTTGGCCTGTAGCTCAATTGGTAGAGCAGCGAGCTGTTAACTCGCGAGGTGTAGGTTCGAATCCTTCCAAGCCAGCGTTGGAACGTGGTGCAAGCGTAGAGCAGCCAAGCGCGACGGCGAGTGGTCAGCACATCGGCAGTCGACGGTCGAAAATGCCAGGGGAAAGCTGGTCGTTCCAAACCTATCTCGTCGCGAATAGGCGATCAACGCAGACTGTAAATCTGTTCCTTCGGGTGTGCAGGTTCGACTCCTGACGGCGAGACAACTTCGTTGGTTGGCCGGGGCAAATGTCAACTGGGTGGCGACCCGATCGGATGCATACGGTCAAACCGCTCTTTGAAGATTGGTGTAACGGCAACACACGACGCTCTGAACGTCGCAGTTCTTGGTTCGAATCCAGGGTCTTCAGCTTTTGGGTCAACCGGTAGGTACCTGCCATGAGTTGACTGTCCGGTGGCTCGCATGCCCTCCGTCACAGAAGCATGCCGTATGGAAGGCTCCGCTGAGTTGGTCGGCAACTGGCTTCGAAACCCAGGGGGCGCATCGTGTCGCAGGGGTTCGACTCCTCAGCTTTCCGCTCTAAGACTTCCACCTGCCTGAACGGTGGCTGAACAGGTGCACTGAAGATCGCGTCGGTGCTGAAATGGTGGACCATGGAGAGCGCAACTAGTTAGGTGACTAGGCCTGGTTGCTAACCGGAGCGCTGTTCGCAGTAGGTTTCGAATACCTGCCTCTCCGCGTTGCGGCGCTACCCCGCAGCCCTGAAAAGGGACTATGTGCTGTATAAGTGCACTGGGAAACCAGAGGTAGCACCCACACGAACTCTGTTGTGGGAGATATAGTTGAGACATTCGGGGCATGGCCCATAAGCCACCGCAAGGTGGTGAAAGGTGGGGTGACAACCCACCACCCGCAAGGGCAATCCATGCAATCCAATCCTCAAGCAGTCAGAGATGGCTGCCAGTGGTCGAGCTACGCGCAAGAGTCCAGGGCCGTGAACCGGTGGGACGCACCATCCCGTACGTGCGGGTGAAAGCGCTATTGGGCAAGCACACTGTGGAACGGAAGGAACTGAGTCCGAGCCTCGCAAGCAAGGGCGTGTTCCATGGAGACCATGGGTTGGGACGACGGTTCCATATCGGGTCAAAGAGTGTCGGTAGCCCAGCCAGGCCAAAGCACAAGAGGCGTGAAGCATTCTGTGCCCTAAAAGGGTTCGGAACTTCATGGGGAAGCACGTCTCTAGTCAAATCATTCTCCGCTGCGAGAATGACGTAGACCAACGGAAGGTCACCAGTTATTGGAAACTGGATGTGCGGGTTCGAGTCCCGTCGTCAATAAAAAGCAAAAGTCCTTCCCCTGCCGAGGAGCAAAAGCGCCTTAATCCCAGACCCTCGGGAATCTGGGCCGCACAATAGTCCCGCAAGGTGAGTGCGGTTTGTAGGCAAGTACTGCAGCAGTGAGACGGCCATCTCATCGCGAAGGGAAAGCCGCAGAGTAGCTTTCGGCATGACGAGTGGTTCACGGTAACGGACCAGGCGTGAGAACTAGGTCAGGGATGGCCTGGAGAAGCAGCGAATCAATAATGCTGCGAAAGGTTCTCGATAGCGGGTGTACTCTCAGCCTCTAACAATCGACTCTTAGCTCAGTTAGGTAAGAGCGACCGGTTGAAGCCCGGTGCGCCCCCGTTCGATTCGGGGAGAGTCGGCGTGTAAGGGAAACCAGGTTCCGCAGCTACTGGTGAAAAGCTGGGCACTCCACGTAAAAGGTCGCGTTGACTCGCGCGGATACGGTAGGCGAAGAACTGTCCTGCCGGAATGAGTCCTCATGTCGGGGTAGAGAAGTTCGGCCATCTCGCTGTCCTCATAAGTCAGAGACCGTGGGTTCGAATCCCACCCCCGCCACGCAAAACCAGGGGCACCTGGTTGGGCCCGCCGCAGCCCAGCGCCAATGCGGCTCCAATCCCGTTGTTGGGCAATGGAGCGCCCACCGCCCTACGAAGGCGCAACGCATGCAGGTTCGAATCCTGTCAACGGGTCTTAGCGCTGCCGGTACAAAGCCCGAAGAAACAGAGATGCCATGCTGCTCTGGCCAGCGCCATACCTTGTGTAGCTCAATGGAAGAGCCCCTCGCTGTGACCGAGGTTATCGCGGTTCAACTCCGCGCATAGGGACGTACAGACACTGAAAGGCTTGACATGGTTGCAAAGCTGCGCGCGGGTATTGCCCACGCTGACATCGTCACTGCGGTAAACGCATTGATCGACGGCCTGGACGAGTTCCAGGATGTTCTCGACGATCTTCGCGAGAAGGTGGAGGAGAAGGTCGTAGCCAAGAAGGCACCGGCCAAGAAGGCAACTGCCGCCGCAGAGTAGCGGCCTCATCTATAATCGATAGACGGTGTGTCTCTCGGCGAGAGGGCGGTTCGAGTCCGCAGCGTGAGGTTCTCACGTCATGGGCCCCTGGCAGGTTCGATTCCTGCGCACACCACCTATGGCGAAGTGAGTGAGTGGCTAGCTGGCAGGCTGCAACCCTGACCCACGCCGGTTCGATCCCGGCCTTCGTCTCGACGCGCTCGGTGAGTAGGAGTCACCGTAAAGCCGACGCGGCAATATCGGCACTAAGCTCCAATAGCCCAACATGGCAGAGGCGACAGGCTTAGACCCTGTGCGGTGGGGGTTCGAATCCCTCTTGGAGTACGCATCCTGAGGCCGGTGGCAACTGGTAAGGGGATCCGCAGCCACAGCGGTCCCGCCTCAGGACTCTGGTCGGCTAGGCAAACCTGGCAAAGCCGCCGAGCTCAAACCTCGGTGTCTGCGAGTTCGATCCTCGCGCCGACTACTGGGCGTTGGTGAAACGGCATCACCCTAGACTTTTAATCTACGAGTTGAGGGTTCAAATCCCTTGCGCCCTAAGGGAGTATAGTTAAGCGGTTATAACTCTTGGCTCTTACCCATGAATCCCAGGTTCGACCCCTGGTGCTCCCACTGGTTCGTCATCCAATGGTGAGGATACCGTTCTGATAAGACGGCAATCACAGTTCAATTCTGTGCGAACCTACCAAGCGGTAGTTCCGGAAAGTGCGTGGCCTCCTAAGCCGCTGCAAGGGTGTTCGAGTCACCTCTACCGCTCCAAGCGAGTGTGATGTTTTAACGGTTTAGCATCCCTGTCTTCCAAACAGGTCGTGCCAGTTCGAATCTGGTCACTCGTTCGACGCCCTGAGATGGGCGACCCTCCAGTGGAGACTGCGGTTGTCGCTGGAAGTTTGGCGCGGATAGGGCATCCGCCAGGGACCTCTCGCTGCAGCATTGGCACCCTCAACCAAAAGCCCAATATGCCTGGTTAGTCTGGGACGAAAGCTGGCTTACATCCAGCTAAGCGGGGTTCGATTCCTCGACTGGGTACGTAGCGGGAAGGATCGGTTCGATACCGAGCCAGTTTCGGCTGGATAGTGTAGAGGAATGCACACCCGCGCCAGGCCTCATTAGCTCATCCGGCTAGAGCACTTCCTTAGTAACGAAGAGGCGCGGGGTTCGAGACCTCGATGAGGCCCTATGTTCAGTCTGCGGCCATGTTCAGGAATCCTGAACAGCTACGTGGATTGAACACAAGTTCAGACCCAGTCTTGTCAAAACGGGGACCATGGGGGCGCATGTTCCAAGGTGGCGACCGATCCTTGCAAGATTGGTGTGGTCGCGTTCAATTCGCACCGTCTCCACGGGAGTTTTGGCCAAGCAGCTCCAGGGTTTGATTCCCAGAAAGTTGGCTCAGGTTGTTCGTACCTGCCCCGGTGGCCTCGAAAACCACTGGGGGTAAACGTCCAATCGAGTCGTAGCTTAGTGGACTAAAGCACTGCCCTGTCACGGCAGGGGACGCGGGTTCAAATCCCGTCGACTTGACGTGAGTAGAGAACGAGTACTGTCTGTAACCCTCGCGGATTGTCGTGTTGACACATTCCGGTCTGGGGGCAAGGGCGGTCAAAACCAGAACAAGCGCGAGACAGGTGTGCGGATTACCCACGAACCGTCCGGTGCTGTGGGTGAGTCGCGCGAGGAGCGTAGCCAGCTGCAGAACAAGCAGGCTGCGTTCAAGCGTATGGCGAGCTCGCCCAAGTTCCAGCTATGGGTGAAACGTCAGGTGGGTCGCGAAGACCTACAGCGTGCCCAGGTAGAGCGTGATATGTGGCCGGTGAACCTCAAGACTGAGGTCCGCGAATCCGGCAAGTGGGTTGAGCAATAACCCTAAGGTCCATTGGTGTAGTGAGAGCACACCACCCTCTCAAGGTGTTGGTGCGGGTTTGATTCCCGCATGGACTACTCGAAAGGCCCTCAGCGAAAGCTGGGGGCCTTTTTCGTACCCACATGAACCCTAGTGCCCTCAATACCATTGGTACATGAAGGAATTTAGGAAGTACTTGAGCATCACGATCTTCGCGCTGAGCGTCGTTGACTTCGTGGCGTCGGTAGTGGAGTTGGTCGAGAACATCAAGTTGGAGCGTCAGGCATGACATCGAATCCCTATGACTTCGAGCAGATTACAACTGTCACGCCGGAAATGATCTGGTTCGCGCGCGACATCATGTGGCGCGGAATTTCTTCCGGCCCATCTAGTCCAGGGACGGGACGGATCCAAGAGGTCGTGCGCTGGCTCGAAGAGCGTGCTGAGGCTTACCGGGCGCTTGAAGAGCGGGAAGCAGTCGAGAAGGCCTTCATCAACGCCGTGGAAGAAGAGGCCGGACAGGGCCGGACGTATCCAGGCGCGATTCGGAAGGTTCTCTCTACCTACAAGCTGGAGAAGCTATGAAGCGCCTGGACGATTGGGCTTGGTACGTGTCACTCGCCATGGGTGGGTTCGTGATCATCCTGGTCCTGATCTTCCCGGTTCTGATGGAGCTGAGGTGGGGGCATTGAGCCAGATCGAGCTGGAAGAATTCCCGAAGCTTCCAGAGGGTTACCGATGGCGAGTCCGTTACAAGCCAAGTTCATTCATGGTTGACCTTGACGAGGTGAAGGTGTCGATCAAGCGTGGATGGCTCACTGTCGTGAGTGAGAACACCTTCCCGAGCATTCACAATCATAGTTTGCGGGACGCTGCGCTCTGGGCGGCACAGCGGGCATGGTCCGAATGGAAGTCCCCATCCTTACATGACCAAGCTGCGGCGATCCAGGCCGAGCTCAACTCGGGAGTACTGACCCCGTGACTCGCCGTGTTCTTGTCACCGGCAGCCGTGACTGGCCTGACCCGAAGCCGGTTGTCTGCGCGCTCAATAGCCAGTGGCTCAAGGCGCACAGGAAGGGTGAGAAGCTCGTCGTTGTGCAGGGGGAGTGCCCTACGGGTGCTGATCTTTTCGCTGCCGAGTGGGCCCAGTTCCGCGAGGATCGCGGCTTCCGCGTCAAGAATGAGTCGCACCCCGCAGATTGGAATCGGGACTGCGACCACCACTGCACTCATCCACCTCGGTGGAAGTGGGGTAAGTCGTACTGCCCACTGGCTGGGCACATGCGAAACCAGGCGATGGTAGATCTCGGTGCTGATATGTGTATCGCATTCCCGTTGAAGGACTCTCGCGGTACGTGGGACTGCATGAAGCGCGCAAAGAAGGCCGGAATGTCCGTGATCAACTTCGGATACGACGGGCCCCTGTGCTCTCCGTCGATCGATTATCACGTTGAGCCACATACCGGTCCGTGTGTTCGTGCCCGCTGAACCGTTCTGGTTTGAGAAGTATCCCGCCATCCCCGGCAAGGGATACCGCGACTCTGCTTGCGATTACGACCCGATGACCGTCTATGAGGGCGCCCAAATCATGGGAGAGGTGAACAACGATGAGTGAACTGAAGCAAATGATCGTCATGCGTAAGGATCTCGGCATGCCTGCCGGGAAGATGGTCGCGCAGGGTGCTCACGCCTCAATGGGCGCGGTGCTTGAGTACCGCGATGACCCACGGGTCGTTGAGTGGCTAGCTGGTTCGTTCACGAAGGTCTGCGTGCGGGTGGAAGGCGAAGATGCGCTGATTGAGCTTTGGCACAAGGCAATTGATGCGAAGCTTCCAACGTCCCTCATCACGGATAGCGGAAAGACTGTTTTCCATGGTGTTTTGACGACCACGTGTTGCGCTATTGGACCTGCAACGGCTGAAGAACTCGCTCCGATCACGGGGGAGTTGAAGCTACTGTGACCACATACTGGTTCAACCGCAACCCAGTGGTCATTGGACCTCAGGCGTATTCGGAGCCTCCTGGCTTGATCGAGGGAACGCCAAACCTGCGCCGCGCCAGCCTGTCCAACGCGGTGCTATTCGGTGGCCCATTTCTGCGTCAGCTCCTGCAGTCGGCTCCAATTGTTGGGGACCACAAGCACATCACGGTGGACACGAAGGTGTCGATGCTGATGCCCGGTTGGTGGCCAGCGATTCCCGGGTGGCATACCGATGGAGTGCCACGCTACAGCGTGACAGACAAGACTGTGACCCCGGCGAATTGGGGCATGCCGTCCCTTCCGCTGCAGAATGATCGGTCCCTTGAGGGCTATTACCCGCGCTACCACACTCTGCATGTCGGAAACGACTGCCCAACTGTGTTCATTGATGGCCTGATGCACTTGCCAATTGAGCACGACGAAGACGAGCAGATGTACTCGGAGATGACACGCCGGATTGACGGATGCACCACTCTGCGGAAACTGATTGCGCAAGAGGCTGTTTGGTATTCGTGGGACTGGTGGAACATTCACCAGGCTTCGCAAGCCACTGAACGTGGTTGGCGCCTGCTAATCCGCATTACGGAATCAGACATGGCCCCAGTGGATTCGGACTTTATCCGACCACAGAACCAAGTCTACGTACCGAAGGAGTTCGGCTGGTGAGCGCGAAGCTGGAACTAACGGAACCTGTTCGAAAGGCCATGGCGCGTAGGCTGTGTGAGTCCCTCGGCCTTGACGAAGAAGTCGGCTTGTACGAAGTAGATCACATGATCGCTGCTGCCAACAGCATCCCAGAACTGCCTGTCGGCACCATCGCGCTCCGACCAGACGGGAAATGGGTAGGGGTTCGGGATAATAAGCGTCGCGGGGTGCCTTGGCTCTATTGCCCCCTGAGTGATTCGGCGGCTGACTGGCCAGCCCTTCGCGCCGCTGACTGCTGGCGTGTCATCCACAACCCGACAAATCCTGGGTGCCCGGAATGCTCCAACTATGCCGCAGTGGGATTGGAATTGGTCGAGAAGCTAGCGGCTGCCGAGGGCACACGTCTCGCGCTCGAGGAGATCGTCTCGAAGTGTAAGTGTGGGGCTGACTCAAAAGCGCAACAGGAACAGGCAGGCTGCGGTATCGGCATTGACGGAGAGTGTGAGGGTAGGTGCCGCGCACCCCGTGTTGTTGACCATCTAGGGGTAGACGAGCGAGACGCCGAGTGGACACGAATCGAAGTTTGCCGCGACACCTATGTTTGGGAGTACCGCTTCCGCCATGGAGTTTGGAAGTACCGGCAACTTGGCCACAAGAACTGGATTGCAATGAAGCCTGGCGACGAGCCACTTGCTAGTGGCCCATTCACGGAGGTGATCGAATGAGCAAGGTGTGGTTCACCTCTGACCTACATGTCGGCCATCCCAAGGTAGCTCAGCTCCGCGCGGATGATGTCGGGCTAGTGATGGATGCGTCGTATCGCACTGAAGACGAGATGCGCGCACGCATTGTGGAGTGGCACGACAACATGCTCGCTGCCCGCTGGGATGCGGTGGTTGCGCCTGGGGATGTCGTGTGGGTGGTTGGCGATATCTCGTCTGGTACGGCAGCTGGACAGCTGAGTGCCCTCGATTGGATCCGTGCACGGAACGGAGACAAACACCTGGTTCCCGGGAACCACTGCGGTACACATCCTCTCCACCGTGATTCACACAAGTGGCTGCCGATCTATTTGGATGGCGCGTTTAAGACCGTCCAGCTGGCCGCTAAGCGTCGAATCCCGCTGCGCGAGGGTCACGTAACCGCGATGGTGTCCCACTTCCCGTACAGGGGCGACCATACGGATGAGGACCGCTATCCCGAGTGGCGTCTACCCGACCATGGGCATTACATCCTGCATGGCCACACGCACAGCAGTGAGAAGCTCAGCTACGGCTCGCCTCGCTGGGATGGTGCTACCTCGATTGCACGGAGCGCCCAGATTCACGTCGGCCTGGACGCATGGGATTACACGCCTGTGGGGCTTGATCAGATCGTGGAGATCGTTCAGGGCCTGGAGGACGCAACGTGCTGATCATTCCAATTATGGTGAATAGCAGAGTTATTGGTGAGGTATTCATCTCGCGTCAGGAGATGTTCACCCCTGACCGTGGCAGTGCATACGTCTACCGCTGGAACGCAGAGCAGCGTGCCGCCAGGCTGTTGGATGGGACAAAGATTCCGAAAGCCAGCGCATCTGGCACCCTGCACCACCGATACTCGGACGGCTCATGGGCGCTCATCGCTGAGGTTATGAAGCAAGTAAGCAAGGTGCTACCCAGATGACATGGTCACATGAAGATGAAGCAATCTTCGCTCGAATCCTCAGTGACGCACCACCGCTCACTCAGTCCCAGCTGTCGAGGATCTCAGCCATTACTGGGCTTGTGCCAGTGGACGTCGATGTTATGCCCGAGCGGAGCGTGAGTGGCCTGCATTCCCTTGAGTCCGATGGGGTGCACAACAATCGAGTCGCATAGCGCCTCAATGAGGGCCCGTCTTGCATCGAGTGACATCTCGTCATAAAACCGACCACGGTCGTTCGCGGTGAGTATCCCATCGGGGAGTGGTTTGACATTGGTTCGACGTAGCTTGTTTTCCACCTCATCTAACTTCACCTGCAGCCGCTCGTTGGCGATGCGCAACTGACTAGAGGTCAGCTCGCCTTCGGCGAAATCGACGGCAAGAGAGTCCATTCGGTGCTTTATTGCGTCGAGTTCCTCGCGCAACTGAAGAGCTAGCTCGCGGTTGTCCTGATTCCCGGGAACCCAATGCCTGCTCGACATCCTGCGTAGGACAAGCTCTTTCACCCACTCGTCCATCCGTTCAACACGGCGCGTTACTCGGCCACAGCTGACATGCTTGCACCGATAGATAGGAACGTTCCCGTTCTTTCTGTGCTGCACACCCACAGCCATCTTGTTCCCGCACTCGCTACATGTGAGTAGTCCACCCAGTAGGTATCGACGCACTTGGCGTGGCTGGTGTCGCGACGGATCGCTGAGGATGGAGTGGGCAGCTTCCCAGGTCGTCTCGTCAACGATCGCTGGCCAGTCGCCATCACCCACGGTCTCATTGCGGTAGGTGCGAATGGCTGTATAGCGTGGGTTCTGAAGGATTCTGCGAACCGTTGTGCCGGTGAAAAGATTGCCCCGGGGTGTCTTTAGGCCAGCGTCGTTCCAGCTCTTCGCGATGGAGTAGAGGGTCTCACCGGACATGAGCATCTTGTACCCACTGCGCAGTGCATCAGCTTCCTTGGGAACGATCTTGGCTTTCTCGTGGTCGCCGTTATAACCGAAGGCGCGAGGGCCCCAGCCTTTACCGGACTGTGCCATCTGTAGGAATGCTCGTTTCTGCCTGGCTGACTTGCGCTCCACCTCGGCCTTGGCTACTGCACCTTTGATGCGCGCGAACAGTCGACCGTTATCTGTGGATAGGTCAGCGTCACCACCCACAGTCGCAAGGGAGAGTTGCTTCTCGTCGGCCAACTCGATGAACTGCTCCAACTCCTTGGGCTGACGATGCAGACGATCAAGATCCCACGCCACCACGGCGTCTATGTGGCCACTGCGGATATCTGCGAGCATCCGCTCATAGGAAGGACGTCGTCCCTTGCTCGCGCTGGTGTCGTTGTCGATGTACTGGGTGGGCTCCCAGCCTCGGTCTTCGCAGATCTTCAGGCAGTCTTCACGCTGTCGGTCAACAGCCAACCCATCGCCATCGCGGTCCATGGACTGGCGCAGGTAGACAGCAGCTCGCATAGTCACAGATGATACCGCAGGAGACTGAATGATTGGGTGTGTAGCTGGTTAGATTGGCTAACGATCCGGGTAATAGAAAAGGGCCACCCATGTGGGCTGACCCTCTTCTCTATCGCCTCCTGAACTTCGCTTTGTCAGCAGTGCAAAGGTGGTATTCGCCGCACCGGCATGGATAGGGCTCCAGCGGTATGAACCGCCTATTGGAGTGTGGCGCCTTGCATCGCTTACGGATGTTCTTCACTGCCTTCAAAGCCACACCCTTGTTGGCGTATACCTCCTTATGTGGCGTGGGGCAGATCATTCCCACACCTCAACCTCGTCAGTTTCGTGCAAGACCTTGACCGTGCCACAGTCTGTGAGTGTCACGGCTATGAAGTCCTCCAGGCGAAGCGTTTCGGCTACGGTGTCGGCGTAGTCGGGCAGGTAGTCGCCTTGCTTCAACTGGCGGGCCAGTTTCACTGCGGCGCTCACTTCCGCTTCTCCTTCTGAATGTTGGTGAGTGTCTTGTTGATTCGATGCACCCGCGTGATGCGCTCGGGATACACGGACACGTACCGCTCGCCCTGGCCATGTAGGGGACCGCCCACGAATGTGAGTTCGTCCATGCCGGAACTGGTGTGTCGCCAGTACTGAAACCGGAAGCGCCCAGTCTTGCCCTTGATGGACACCTCAACCCCGGGGGTGAGTGTGCGCTTGCCCATCAAGTACTGGTAGTGAACGTCCCGGGTGACAACCATGGTCATCGCAGCCCCGCCAATCGTTGGTCCAGGTACTCCTCGGAGACACTGAATCCCTTGGCTTCCAGGCGTTTAGCTAGGCTGGCCCGGTTACGCCGACCGTGCCGGGTGTCCTTCCGTTTGTATGACTGGTCATAGTGGTGTCTGCATAGTGTCTTGGCGGTAGCGTCTTCCCAGCAGTAGCTGATCGAGCACTTCACTGAGCCAACCTCCCCGACTCCTGGAGGTAGTCACCCCACCATTCGGGGCCGTAGTCGATCTCTTCCTCGTCGAACATTTTGGGTATCCCTTCCGTCGTGTATTTAGAACGTAAACCCGACCCACTTAATACAGGTCAAGGCATGTTTTAGGCCATAAGCAAGTAGGCCTTCAATGACCGGTACGCGCGGTCACTGGAGATGTCACCCGTGTGGCTATCCCTGCAGTGGCGGCAGAGCTTGTACCTGTCTGCAATGAACTTCCTTGACCGACCGGCCAATTGGGGGAGAGGGTGTAGCACCGTCTCGCCGTTGATGCACCGGCACGTAAGCGTGGTGTGAACAGCTCCACCACGCACCTGGTAGTAGCGGCTCCAGCGCCCGTGGCGCTGCCAACGCCCGTGGGCGTACAACATGGACGGGCCCATGTCTCTCAACGCCTCTGCGAGGCTCTCAGCCCGTTTTGCATCCTTCAGCCACACCGCACGGTCATACTTGCGGCGTAGGTTGCGTGCTTTCAGAACCATCTTGGCCCAATAGCGCTCGTGCTCGACAATCTCAACGCGCGTGAGCCGTTCGTGTTCAACTGGTGTTGATGTCCAACCTTCCAATAACATGTGATCCCTTCCTCTGGGCATAGAAAAAGGGCACGGGTTCGTGAGTCCCATGCCCTGAGTGCTGAAAACAGCAGAGCCGCAACGAGAATTGCTCCCGCTGCGGCTCCTCCGTACTCAGATGTGTGTTAGATGACCGGTGTTACGTCTGCCCGTCCGGTCGCCTGACCATTGTTGGTGTAGATGATGGATCCGTTCTCATCGAGATAGTCATGTACGTCGGACCCGCCGTGCTCAGATGCTAAGGCGTTGGCAGTGGCGATGAGCTGCGGAAGATCCTTCCCCTCAGCATCGTTCGTGAATCCGTCATCCATTTTCAGCGCGATGCGGTATTGCTGTGTCAATTGACGTCCTTGTGTTGCTGCAGGTAGGCGATAACCTGACCGGCGACATCCTTGGGTGCATTAGTTTGACCGGTAACGGTGGAAGCTACCTCGTGAGTGCCGAACAGTGCTGCTGTAGCGGTGCCCTTAGGACCGTAGTAGACCCAAACGCCGTATTGCCCGCGCACATACACGCGACTGCGCTCATCGACCAGTTGCGCTAGGGCCCACCCGTTTTCCTTGGCTGCCTGTTCTATACGCTCACGCCCGTTCACACATGGCCCCGATACTTGAGCGCGTATCGCTTGATGGCCTTAACAGTCGGTGAAAGCATGTCGGAACCAAGGTCCACATCAGTCGTGGATTCGAGACGGTCTAGGAAGTCGTGCCAATCTACTGGCCCGCTGGGGTACCAGCCATCAACGATCGACTCAATTGCCTCTTCCATCTCTGCTGTCAGTTCGGTCATGTGCTAACTCCCTGGTATTACTTGCCGACACTGATATTCAACCTGGTCGCACAAGACTGGATTGGTTGTCCAACCCCCATACGTGCCTGGTGTGTTCCATGTGGGCATGAGGGGACCGTTGTATCCCGGCTGATACTTGCACACATCGAAACGTGCACAGTCGGGAACCGTTGGGGGAGTAAGTATTACGCTACCAGCGATGAGGATAGCGGGGATAATCACTGACTCCCCAACCGTATTGAACTGACGTAGATGTCGTTGACCTCACTGTCAAGCAACATGAGTTCGGTGTTGAGCCTGTTGGCAATACCCACAGCCTCAGCAAGTGTGCGGGCGGAGGTCCAAGGCTCATAGCCCGGTTCGTTCTCCGTGATGCGAGCAACGGTGTATTGCTGAGTCGCCCGATCGAAATAGGACTCGTCGGTGTGGTAGCAGACTCGTGCCATGGTTCGTACCCCTTCTCGTGTGTGGTGCTGAGTACACCAGACGGGCCGCGAGAAACACCCGCGCCCCATCCTGCCTACTCAGGCTCATTAGCTATAGACAACCTCACCGAACAAACCAGCTTGAATGATGCAGTCGTAGTCGATTGCGTCCGCGTCCGCCTCATCCCCGTTGGTTCGGTTGTACGCCGTGATGCGACTGCGGGTGGCACCGTCATATCCGGCGTTGAAGTACTCAACCTTGCCGTCACAGACAAGGCGCAACCCTCGCGCAACCACATCAATGTCAACAGTGGCTGCGGGCGACTCGCCCTCGGGTAGGAATTCAACGACATTGGTACCGTCATCTCGCACGTGCCATGACTGGTGGAGTGCCCAGTACCTAGCCGCTGCCATGCCTTGGTCCAAGATGTCTCCAAGGAATGTGACCCGCTCTTCTGTGCGATTTATCATGGTCTAAACCCTCTCTACCAGGATGTTTGCAACATGCTCCCCATTGCGGACAATTATGCCGTCGTCAACCGACACATCGCCGCTCTTACGGCCAAACCAGTACAGTGCGTGCTGCTCAGCCTCCTTATAGGCCTCGGCTCGGTTGACCCTGCCAGGCCCTTGCCACATGACCCCGGTTCCATCGGTTCCGAGGATGCTGGATGTATGCATTAGATATCCCTTCCGTGTATCGCCGTTGAATACAGCAGGCGTACGACAGCGCGGCTGCCGCACACCCTCCCTATTCAGCCGAGGATGTCTTTCAGTTCCCTCTTGATCCGGCGCGCTACCTCACCGCGCCAGGTTCCAGAGTTGGCCAGGAAGTGCAGGACGATGGACTCAGCAGAGTCACACCCATAACGTTCGTCTATGTCTCCGAGTGCAGCCATCGCAACCAAGTAGGGGACGGCGCCGAAATATGGCTTAGTCCAGTTCCTCTTGATCTCGTCCGCAATCACATTCAACGGTCGTGCCGTGGTGGTTGTCATTAGTATCCCTTCCGTGTGTGCTGCCTAAATACAGCAGGCGGGCCGCGAAAAGGCTTGTACCCCTTCGTGACCCACCCTCCCTACTTAGACGGTTTGCATTGGGCTATGAAGATTGCCGCGCAGATAACCCACGCGACAATCCATCCGGCATCCACAACTCAGCCGATCGCTCGCGCGAACTCGGCCTGACGTCCATCTCGCTGGCCATGGCTATAGCCGTCACGGTCAAATCGACTGCGAGTCTTGGCCTGACGAAGGTTCGGGTGAGCGTCTTGCATGGCAATCTCAGCCCGCTGCGCATCACCCCGGTAGAGCACTAGGGCAGCGCCACCGACAGACTCAATGGCGATGGTCTCCTGCTCGTGAATGCGTGACTCGATGGTCTGTGCATATCCCGCAAGCCAAGAGCGCCGGTATGTCTTGAGCCGTCCGGCGTCTTTCACCACCTTGGTAGTGAATGTGTTACTCGACCAGTCGTACCGCTCTTGTATCCGTTGGTATTCGGATGATGGTCGCACGTTCTCCACAAGTCGAACCATCTGCGGTCGCAACATCTCCCATAGGAACTGGAGACGCTCGATGTGGTGAGGAACGCCGTACACCCATACAACGTAAGTACCACCACTGCTCGCATATACGGTGTGGCAGTGCAGGGCCCGAGCCATGCCATGTAGCAGTAGCGCTTGAGCTGACTGATACTTCCCGCGCACAAACACTTCCCATTGGATAGCGTTCGGTAGGTCTGAGATGTCCAAACCCTCTTTACGGGCATGGATTTGAGCCATGTCTAGCCCGTACTTGGCCACAATCTCGAACGCGCGAGCTTGAAACACACCCTCTTCGGGCGTACCCGCGACATCCTCAGCCTGACGGAGAAGCTTGGCTACTTTCTCAGTTATCTTGGCACGCTTATTGTCGTCCATTAGTATCCCTTCCGTGTGTGTTGGTGCTGAATACACCAGGCATACAACGGGTTACCCCGCTGTACACCCTGCCTATTCAGGCCGAGAAGCGATGCCATGTGAGTGCGCTGTAAGTACGGCTGTTGACCTCAGCCCATGTGATGGTGCCGTCCTTGGCAACGTGGTAGATGTACTCAGCGCCTGAGTTGTACAGATCATCGCCAGGGCGAATCAGGTAGTTATCAGCGTCGAGATAGCGCACGCCGTAACCTGGTACAGACTCAGCCCGGTCAGTGCCAAGGTGGTTGTTCGGGTTGTCTTCTCCGAAAATCGATGACCAGCCGCCGAATTCGGCACCGGCCAGGATGGTTGCGCGGAACTTATCCACCCCATCGCGTTCGATGATCTTGCTATATACCGACAAGCGGCCATAGTCCCCGTCCGGGTAACCGTCGCTATGCACGTATACGCCAGCGTCGCCGGTATCAGTCGCAATCATGAGGATTGAACGTGTAGACATTTTGTATCCCTTCCGTGTGGTGAAACCATCCGACCACGCACCCAAACGATGCAGGTCAATGGATGTTTTGGTGCTAGATACACCAAGCGGGCCGCGAGAAGAACTCGCGACCCACTCTGCCTATCTAGAACTATTCGGCTTTGCCTCTAATGGCTACCCATACTGTTGCCTGCATAACCGAGGCAGGAACACCAGCGTGTGCCGCAGCCTTGCGGTATGCGTCGGCTACCTTGTCATATGCGCCAACCCACGCAATCGTTTGTGCGGCAATGGCTTTATCCATCGTGCCGAACGCTGCACGTGCTGCCCATACATCTACTGTGACAGCGTCGGTATCTCCAAGGATGTTGCGCGCGAACGCTTTAACCTTGGGTCCGTTACCTAAACCGTCTAGGCCCTGTTCAATGACAGCAGCCGCGCGACGAACGTTCGCCCCCATTACTCCAGAGCGCAGGGGAGACCCTGCTAGGTGGTACTCAGCATCCCGTAGGTTGTCCACCCATCGGGTTTGTGGTGAGTATGCCGCGATAACACCGGCCACCACCTCATTGCCGACATTGTGACGTTCGGCAGCCTCAATAACCCACTGCCGTGCAGCGTCATACCACTTGGTACCCGCATCATGCTGCCACGGTGCCGCGCTCTGCCAGATTGAATAAAGACGGTCTGCCATCTCATCGACTGAGAGGCTGTCAGACTTCCGATTCTTTGACATGCGTATCCCTTCCGTGTGTAGACAATCTCGTGATTGATTGCCACAACCGGACACGGTTAGACCGTGCCCGACTGAAGCGAGCAATACGCTTAGAGTTGTTCCATTTGTGCGAGATATGCACGCGCGCTGTCTAGTTCGGCAACGCGCTCTTGAACTTCAGCCTCAGCCTTTTCTTTCTCGCCGACGGCGTTCGCTACCTTGTACTTGGCCGCGCCAACGATCGCCGCCTTAGACGCTTCGGTCGTTAGGTACCTGTCAGCTACAACGGCTGCGAGCTGTTCTAGCTTCTTCCGCGCGCTATCTGTGAGCTCGCGGAATGTTCCACCTGCACTAGGTGAGTAGAGGACTTTCTTAAACCCCTTGTCGGTCAATACCTTGCGTTCAGCATCACCCCAGCGGCCAGGCGCAAAATCTGCGCTACACCGCCATGCGTCGTAGTCCTTATTGTTGATCGTTACGAGTCCCTGGAATCGAATGTGAACAGCAGGGGTCACAAACTCGTTGTCGTTGTCATATCTAGGCACATGAACGTAAAGCGAAACCGTGGCTTTACCGCTTACGCCCCGATCGTTAATGACGATAGTGGCAACACCATCATCATTGGAAACCTCTGTGAATTCCATATCTAATCCCTTCCGTGTGTGGATTGTGTGTAGTGAGCACACAACGCACACACCTAAACGGGGTTAGGTGCGACGCAATGCAATCACTCTTCATCGTCAAAATATGAGCTCACTTCCTCGCCTGTTGGGCGGAGGTAGACACGAACCGAGCGCGCCCAGTAATTAGGTAGATTCTGTGCGATTTCCCTAGCATCTACATTTTCGTCATCAGTCCATACAACGATGTCCATTTATTGTCCCTTCCGTGTGATGGTGAAATACACCAGACGGACAACGGGCCGCGAAAAATACCGTTGTCCATCCTGCCTATTCCATGTAGTCACTGATATGCCAGCGGATATCAATCGCCCGCAAGAAACTCTCAACCCCTAATGTGCCCATGAGGGCTAGGGGATAGGCGAGTACAAACGCTGCTATGAACATTTGTGTCATCGTCATGCGTCCTCAGGGTCGGCTGAAAGAATCGAAAGCTCATCGCTTACCGACTCAGCCCATTGCCCAACATGCTCGGGGAACAAATCGACGTTCTCACCGACACCAAACTCTGCGAAGTATTTGCGAGACTCAGCGCACGCGTACAGAAACCCGAGTAAGTCTCGGGATAGGTGCTCTGTATCAGCGTCTGCACCAACGCCAGAGCGCAAGTCATTGCTGACGTACTCCCAATCGGGTGTAGTGATGCTGTACCCGTAGCGCTGGCGGAAACCAGACTCACCGGGCTCACGGTCAGCGCCGTCATGCCAGACCTTGACCGTTGCACTGTCGATGGTGAAAACCTGATCTTCGGTAATCAT